ATATTATTCTTCTTTTATTATTGTATAATCCAATATATTACCTTCACTATCTAACCATTTAACACATTCTTCATATGTTTGATATGTTTGGATTATGTTACCCGATTTTATTTCAATTATACTATACATTTTTAATAAAATTTAAGTGTTAAAGTTTGTGTTGCGGCGTTAACTGTCGTCCCAATACCACCCCAATTTGAATTATTAATCCATGGTCTTAAAGCTGCGGTACTACTACCGCTACACAACGCAACATTAGCGAATTCGACCGCTCCGTTTGCCGCACCGCCAGCTCTACAATTACAACAACCTACATTCCATGTTACACCACTAATATTTGTTGAGAAGTTGACACCTGTTGTACCTGTTCTTAAAGCATCTGCAAGTTGTTGGACTTTAACATTGTCTGTTATTGTAGTGTACCCTTGTCCGTTAGAACTTGTAAAATCAAATTTTGTATAAGTACCTGTTAATTGACTTCTAAAGGTTGTCCAAGCAGTCTCTATCGCCACACCAGGTGACTGTCCTCCTGTGAATGTTTGTGAGAATATTACCGCACCTCCCGATGAAGGCGTACTACTTGGTGTTGGTGTTACAGTTGGAGTTACGGTACTAGTTGGTGTTATTGTAACTGTAGGTGTAATAGTAGGTGTTGGTGTTGGTGTAGGTGAAACACTAATCCATGAAGTCCAATATCCATTATTATTAAGATATGTTTTACATTCATTACCTGTTGTAAAACTTTGTACAAATAATTGGTTAACTAAATCAACAAAAGATTGTTCAGTTTTTAACTCACTCATTTCAAATCCAACGTACGCAGGTATTCCTAAATCATTTGGTTGTGAACCATTTGGTACTGGTAAGGTTATGACATAACCTAAATCTTCATCAGGTCCACTCCACCACTGAACACCACCAGGTTGTTCTGAGTAATCTAAAGGGTCAACACCAATCGCTAAGTCACCAAGTTGTTCAGTACCTGAAATTGTATTACCTGTATTATATGCGAATGGTCTTGCGGTCGGCATTTAGTAAAATAAATTATATTTCTTTTATTTTTATAACTTTAGCACCTTTACCATTTTGTTTTAATGTTATTTCTTTTTCATTTGGGTAAAGAATGTTGTTTGATATTGTACTTTGAGCGTCAATTAATGATTTATTTGCTATTACCGTTAATAAAAATTTTTTCTCACCGTAACCTAAAGCATATTCATGATATCCAATTAAATTTTCATAATCCATAGAATAATGTTTTCCTGGTTGTTTTGTGTTTATGTCAGATTCATTATCGACATAAACAACACGGTATAGTTTTAATTCATTTGGTAATGACTTAAACCATTTAATGTGAGAATCTAATTCTTCTTCAGCGTCTTCAGGACTATAATCCATAACTTGCAAGTCGTGTAATAAACTACTACGGTTAACTTTAAACTCCAATAATGTATTAGTCTCTTCTTTTAGTATTTTTTCAATAATTTTTTTCATACTAACCTGTCTTTAACAATATTTAACAACTCTTCAGAAAACGGTCTTCCATGTCTGTTTTCAAACTCGTCCTCAAGTCTTTCAGTTGACATACCTTTACTCTTTAATAAAATATACGCGCCTAAATCAGCTTCAATTTCATCTTGTTCTGACCTTGGCCCATCATGTCCCAAAATAAGGTGAGCCACTTCATGAGCCTCAATAAATTTCATGTCATCAAATGTAAAACCATCATCACTTAAAAATATCTCACCGTCAATAAAAATAGTTTTAAATTCAGGTGCTAAAAAACCATAACCATATGAATTAAAAATGTCTTTGATTATTGGGTAGTTTGGGTTTTGTTTAAATATAACATTGATATTCAAATTGGGTATAAAACTACTTTTATATGACACTAAATCATCATTTTCTTCCATAACTATAAATACTTACGACTTTCATAATATTTATATAGTATGTTTAATAGATTTGTCACATATTCCAAAGAAATCGTAGACTCTTATTTTTCAGATAAAGAAACGAAAAAAGAGATGTTAAGTGAGATGTTTGGTGAAATATCTAACACACTACTAAAAGCAAGTATAGAACTTGAGGATAACAAATTTCCAGAGGAAAGTTGTATAATTATGAAAGATTTAACAGAATCTATATTAAAACAAACCAATTACGGTAAAAAAGATAGATATATAATTAAGCTACATAAAATGTTGAGTGATTGTAGTAATTTGAAAAATAAATACGAAAGAAATGAAATTCCTATGATGATTTGTGATTTACGTAAATCGTCTAAAGAATTTAAAGCCTTATCTATGGCGGTTAGTTTATAATTTAATCGTCCACCCACCATTTAATTCTTTCACCTTTTTGGTTATAAAAATCAATATTTGCAGAAGTAAACATGTAGTCTCTATCTAAAAGTAATGGGTTGTTCCAAAAAAAATTTAATATATCGTCAGGAAAATCATGATTTATATAATCAAAAAAATTATCATCATCAATTACCTCAGCCATAACTTCTTTAAGTTTTTTGTTGTCAATTTCGACACCTTCATATTTTGGATTTAATAACTTAACATTTAAATCAATTCTTAAGTGTTCATCATCGTCCATGACAGCGCCTTCGTAAGTTGTGGTGCAAACACTTTCAATACCTAAAATATTGAAATTAGTAATTAATTTTGATAATCTTTTTATATGTTCCACATCCTCTCGGTTCATTAAAACATCTCTATATTGTCTATATTTGAATTGACTGTCACTATCTTTTTCTATTATTTCACCTTCGTAAGAAACATAAATTTTGTTAAATAAATTTTTAAAATAATCACGATTGATATAATAATCATTATTTTTTGAGGGGATAAATTTAAGAAAGTCGTGTATTAAATCATCTTTAACACCTTTAATAACTTGCAAATTTACTGACAATTTTTTTGGGTTTTCAAAATTTAAAATAACAATACCGTCTTCATTTAAAATTGTTGAGTATTCTAAACCGTGAAAGTCTTTTTTTTCACGACTTAAAAATTTATCATAAAATATTGACAGTAATCTTGGATTCATAATTATTTAGTTTCTTTACCACAAGCGTTTATGTCTTTCATATATGCTGTTTGGTCTTTTCCTGTTGGGGTTGATGCTTGATAATTGAATACTTGACCTTTACCATTTGTAACTTTAATATCACCAGCCCCTTCATGACATCCATTACCCCATTTGTGGTGACTTTCATTATTATAATTTCTACAAGTTGCTCCGATTCTAAATTTAGGTGTCTGACCAGGTTTTGTATTAGGTATTGTTGCGGATAATATTTTGTTGGCTAAATCAGGACTAACAATAAATTTATTATACCTCATACAGGTTTTATCGGTATTACCACTACCTGTACAAGTACCAGGATTGTTATCATATGGGTCAGGAGTACCATCTTTTCTTTTAGCGTTATTTAAACTGGCATATTTTTTACCGTCATCTCTTGTTAGTGGAACATCATTTAATGTTATCTCATATACAGAACTATTACATTTATGACCTTTGCTTAAGTCCGTATAATTAATTTCAATAACCATGTTATCTAAACATTCTTTAATTGTGGTTAACTCCTCTAACTTAAGTTTAACTCGTAGGTATTGAGCGTTAATATATTCATTAAGCTGTGTCGCATAATCAGTTTGTTTTCCATTAAACCAATTTTTAATTCCATTACCTGGGTCAAAAGTTTTTGATAAACATACATAACCTTGTTTGTCATCAGCAGGTATTTTATTTGAAGGACAAAAAGGTTGTCCAATCCATTTAGGACCACCGACATCACCTTGAGGGTTAACTACTTTGAATGATGGTAATGTTAACAATAACTTTTGATTGACATATGACTGTAGTTGTTTTGTAATGTAATTTTGAATTGTTGCTGTTCTTTTCTTGGATAAAGTTCCAGGTTCAACTCTAGTACCACCCTTTTCATTATCAGTATTTGGGATTCTTGATTCTCCTCCCCCTAACATAACGCTAACCATGTAAGCCTTTCCTTGACCATTTTTTAAAAATTCAGTTACCTTAGCTAGTTCAGGGTCTAAAGTATTTTTAAAATCCGCATATGTTTCACTATAATAACCTCCTTTGAATGTAACTCTAACATCAACTTCCAACGTTTTACTTGGTTGGGTGTTATCTGTCGCTTGTTCAGATAAAATACCGTATTGTTTGAGTATATCCTTCTTTTCTGATTCAGTTATCAAAAACTTCTTAATGTTCATTCAAATTTTTATTATAAATACTTTGTGGATTCAGTTTATTTACCTATCTTTGTAATACAAAATAGTTAAAGATATGAGAAAGTCATTATATATATTACTCGCATTACTAATCGTATGGTTGTTAAGTTCTTGCAAGACCACTTTTATTGGTAAGCCTAAAACTTATTACACTAAGTATATGGTTAACTACAAAAACGGTCAATCTCAAGTTTTAATTTATCCTCATCATTGGGACGTAATGTCTATGATTGATACTACAGGTGAACTTAAGCTTGACCACATTGATACTTTACAATACAAAGTAAAACAAAAGGACTTAAATTAAAAAAGGGGTTTTAAACCCCTTTTTGTTTATAAATAATCTCCGAACATTTCGTTAATATATCTATCCACTAACCTTGAGTCAGGATAATCAGGAATCCTAAAGTCTAAAAAATCATACCCACTCATTTCGTCCATCATTTTTGTTAGTATACCTGTAAAACTACCATGATATTCCATTAAATCATCGTTGTAATGACTATCTTTGTAGGTTTCTAAATAATCATAAATAATTTGGTGTAAATCTTTGATTTTTATGTATTCATCATATCTTGTTTTTTCACCAACTTTAACGGTTTCAGTATGGAATTTGGGTTCAAAGTATGTTGATATCTCATCCATAACATCTTTCCATACTTCATCAGTATATGCGGTATTATAAGCATTACCGTGTAAACCGTATAACTCGGAATTAATCGTATCTAACTCATATTTGAGTAGATATTTCATAGTTTCCTCGTCATCAACAACTCTATCAATATTTTCAGATGTAACAAAAAAATGGTCATCGTGTCCTTGTTCTGACGCAATCAACTCCATTTCTTCAGACGCCTTACTATTAAGTTCAATTGATATATTTTTTAATTCATTTAGAACTCTTTCTTTAAAATATTTTAAATTATCAGGGGTTAACTCTTCAATAACATCTCTATAAACATCATCAGTGGTATCATAATATGGCTCCCACCAATCTTCACCCATAATATTCTTTACCAAATCTCTGGTATTTTCATATCTAGTTTCTTTAAAAAACTCAGAAATCTCTTCTCTATCACGTAATCTTAAATAATAACCATCACTCTTTTTATGGATATCAGTTAAAGTGTTGTCTACAATATAATCAATAACTTTTTCAGGGTTTTCTTGGAGTAGTGTGAAAGCAAAATTATTATATTGTTCGTCAGGTATGTTTTTTAAAGTTAACTCACTTTCTAAACCATTTTTTTTTAAGTATTTATAAAAATTATCAAAACTACCAAAAAAAGGTTTAATTTCATCCCACCCACCATCGTGTAAGGTTTCTAACATATTTAAAGCCGATTCTCTACTCATTAGTAATCAATATAAGATAAATATATTGATAAATAAAAAACCCCTAACTAAGTAGGGGTTTTAAGTTTATCGGTTTAATTATGGATTAGTTCATGTTGAATTAACAATAGTCGGTATTTTAATTCTGACTTAATTTCACTTCTTATTATAATATCAACATTATTATTTTTCATCTGTTCGTAAAAATTGTTAATTAATTTTGACGCAACAATTGTTTGGGGATAGGTAATACAAGAGTCAATTACTTTTTCAACCCAACTTTTAACATCCATATAGTGATTACTTTTATTATTCATTTTATTTAATTATTGTCGTTATAAAACCTGTCTTTTCAATCTTTTTAATAATCTGTTCAGGAGTTTCAATAACTCTATAGTAATTTTGGGAACCAAAAGCCATTGTTATCAAAGTATGGTCACTTCTTTGGTCAATACCTTCAATAAAAGTAGCATTTAAATATACAATTTTTTCATCTGTCTGAGTTACGGATATAAAATTATTTGTCATAGTTTTTATTTTCAAATTTAATAAATTTATTTAATTAATCCAAACTATTAGGAAGATATAATAGTGTGGGATTTTTCTTTTGAATATCAATTTCAGGGTATCTTTTTTTAAATTCCATGACATCGAATTTTTCAGTGATAATGTGAAATCCATTTTTAGTTGGTATTGTCATAAGCCATTTAGGGGCTCTTTCATATGTGATTACAACACCAGATGAAGTATGTGTGTGAATCTCGCTTCTATTAACAAACGGTGGACATTCTTCATTGATATAATTTATAACCTCAGTTAAATGATTTATATCATTACTATCAATATCAACAATCCATCGTTTTTCCAATGTTTTAATTTGTCCAACAACTGAATCAAAAACGTGTTGTTGGTTTATCTGTCCACTTTGGATTCTATGTACAATCTCGGTTATCATATTCATTGCAACATCCTTGTGATTTTGTTTTTGAATATGTATATACGCACGAGCCTTAAAGATTTCACATAACTGTTTAATCTCATCGTATCGTTTATCGAGATATTCGATACTTTCTACACAATATGTTTTTATAGTGCGAACTGACTGATGATTGTCTCGTTCACCTTCAGGTTGGTCTTTCTTCCTTTTGAAAACATATAACATATAAAAGTCACCTTTATTTTCAAAATTCAAAAGAGGTTTAATTATTTCTATATTGTCAATCATAGTTCCATTGTTGGTTTTAACCACATTCCTCTACCAAACATAATCTGAATAAGTTTTGGATTTATGCGGTTTATGTCATAAAATAAGTCTAAAGATTTAATTGTATCGTGTTTCATCATTTTAAAGACTTCTTCACGAATTCTTTCTTGTGAGACAACCTCTTCAAGTTTGTTAACAACACTATCCATTAAACAGGTTTCCCAAACTCTTGGTGAAATAACAAACTCTTTTGTAATTGAAAACCTAAAAGCTCTCAAAAGTCTAAGTGGGTCATCTAACATGGTTATACGAGAATCCAAAGGTGTTATTAACATTCTTGCCTCTAATGCCCACATACCGTCAAAGTAGTCAATAATATTACCATCTTCATCTTTAGCGAGAGCGTTCAAAGTGAAATCCCTACGAATTAAATCATCGTATAGAGTACCAGGGACGATAATGGGTTGTCTTGTGCCCTCAACATATCCAATCTCCTTACGAGCCATTACGAAGTCAGCAACACCTTGGTATTTGTGTCCCTTTGGGAACTTAGCTCTGATTGTAAAACACTCAGGTGTTGACAAGAAAATTTCAAACTTTTCAGAACTAAGATACGTTTCCAAGATAACAAACATTTCGTAAGCATCTTTATATTTGTCTAAAAGATTTTCATTAGGGACGGCAACATAGTCAATGTCCTTGGACTTTAAACCAAGAATTTCGTCTCTGACGCAACCACCAACTTCAAAAAAGTTAAACATAATACAAAGATAAGAATTATTTTTGAATTAACATATTGGTATTTGAAATAGGTACTCGTAATACTGGCACTACACCGCTATTAGTTTTCATCATGACTTCGTAATAACCATCATTAACTTTAACCGTTGGTGTGTTAATGAATTGATAAATACATGACGACCCACCTGGATTACCTGAAAATAATTCTGTAATTTTTTCTTCTGTTTTAAAAACTAATGTTTGCATATTCTTTTATTTTATTTATTAACTTTTTAAATCTTTTTGGTTCTTCTGTTGTGTTATAATTTTTTGGGGTGTTCATCATCTCCCATTCGTATCTCTCTCTATTAAATTTAGCGTTACGCCAATCAATAATCCTTTTATATTTATCTTCACTATAAGTAGGCTTGTGTCCAAATACTGAACTACGATTTAACCCCCAAAACGCCAAATCATAATATGTACACTTAGTTATGAAAGAACCTTCATCAACTTTAATTTCAAAGTTATTAATTTCTGATAAGTCATACCAAACCAAAACATTCTCAACTAAATGATAAACAGCCTCCCAAAGTATTTCAGAGTTATTGTACCTATTAGGTACTGAAATTGTAAAATTATACTTTACATTTGGTATCTCACAATTAAAAGAGTAAGTAACCTTTTCACGAGTTGTTTTGTCCATATCAGATGATACAATTTTTCTTAGTATCTGATTAAGGTGTGTAGTTCTTTTATCCTGACCGTGAGGGTAAAAAAATTCAGAGCGAGCAATTGTCTCGTTATCCAATAATGGTTTATATCCTATCTCTGTTAACATAGAACAAAGATACGGAAAAAAAATTAAATAAGAAAATTATTTTGATAAATCGTAAAGTTTGATAATCTTACGAATCATTTTTTCACCAACTTGGTTGAATAGTTTTATTTCATAATTATAAAACTTTTCATAGTTATCTCCAAATCTTTCTAAATGTTTTATAAAATTATCGAAGAATATTTGTTTTTCACCTCTGAACCCAAAAATCGCCTCTAAAGGGTGTTGAGATAAAAATGAAACCATGTTTTGACCTTGCCATGAAATAATATTTTTAAATGCAAGTTCTAAGGTCTTTTCAACTATTTGGTCATCAGAGAGTCCATCATAATCAACATCATTATAATCGAATAGTTGTTTTATTTTTGGAATCTCTTCTTTAATTTCGGTTTTAAAGGTATCGTAATTAAAGTTTTTTAAATCAGTTAAAGTTTTGTAAGTTCTTGTACTTGTTATAAAATTATAAAATTCTTTTTTTGTAATTTGTCCATCATCAATAATAGATGCTAATTCACTTGGTCTAACTAAACTTTCAGTAATGTGAGCATAATACATGAAATGTATAAATTTATTTATTGGTGTTATATCACCAAAACCTCTACCTGAAGTTGATTGATACTTAACTCTTGACGCTAATGGTGATTTTCTTTTTTTAGAAGAATCGTATCTATGTTTTAGTTCGTGTCCAATTGAACCAATAAATTCAGCTCTTTTACTTTTCATTAAGTTTTTAATATCAGCGCCTGTGATTTCTTTGGGTCCAACAAACCTAAACTCTAAACCAAAATTATTCTTAACACGACTCTTAAGTTTAAATTTTTTAGTTAATTTACTTTCCTCACCTGTGGCCATCCCAATTAATTCAAAGTCGCTGTGTTCTTTGATTTTCATTGAAAAATTAATTTCATTGAATCTGTAATCGGCAATTTCAAAGTCACCATAAATTGTTTTATTAAATCCGTCAATGTCGTCAAAATCTATATCATCAGGTATCGCGTTGTACACTTCATCATAAACTATTCTAGCTGTTTTTGTTAAATTTTCAGGAACACCTAAAACTTCGTTTATCATTTTTTTAATTATTTCTTTTGACATATAAATAAATACCCTAAAAAGTATATTTATCAACATATGAAAATATTTTTAACCGAATCTAAAGTAAGAGACTCAATATTCAATTATTTAGATGACTCTCCTTTGTTTAAAGATGTTAGTGAACATAGAACAGGTTATCCTGTCGACGCAAAGGAGTATTTTCAAGAAGTTAGTTGGGGTGAAGATATTGACCCTGATTATGACCATGTATTTACTTATTATAGAGACCCTCAATCATATGAAGATATTACAGGTGTTGAGGATTACTATCCTCCTCATGTATTTCCATTAATTGAATTAGATACAAACTACGTATACACACCTTTATCCAATCTATTTACGGAAGAAATGGTTAAAAAATATGTTAGAGAATGGTTAAACCAAAAATTTGGTTTAGATGCGGTTCATTTAGAACCTAATTAATCATCTTAACACATTTACGTGACCAATCATTTCATATTTGTAATAACCGTCAAAGTTACCATAACTTAATTTCCAAACGTAAACACCAATCGGTACTAGTTTATTATTATGTCTACCATCCCAACCATCGTCAGTACTTTTGGAAACCCATATTAGTTCACCCCATCTGTTAAAAACTTCAAGTTTAAAATTATAATTAAACGCTGAGTTATATTCTGGTTTCCAAATATTATTTAGTTGATTACCATCAGGGGTAAAAGAATTAGGGATAAAAATTAAATCTTCTGGACAATATTCTACCGAAACATTAAAATATGTTGGTGATGAAAAACAACCATTTTCTTCTCGTATAACATAGAATTGATACGTTCCTTCACTACTCCAAGTAATTTCTAAAACTTCAGTTTGTATAATATCATTCATATAATACCACACATTGTCACCTATCAAATTACTGGATAACACCGCAAAAGTATCTATGTCTTGTTCCCCTAAACATAACATATGATATTGACTGTTATCACCAATAACACCATTAGTTATTGGTTGAATTGTGGGTATAGGATAAACAACTACTGATGTATTTGACATGAACACACAACCATTTTGACTATAGGTATAATAAACAGTGTCAAGACCATATAAATTTAAATTTGGACAATATTGATTATTGACAACATTGTTACTCCAAAATTGTCCGCCAAAGGGTGTTGCATTTAATTGAACACAGTTGTCGTACACACAAAAAGGCCCTATTGGTGTTATAGTTATTGGTATGTCTAAAACATAAACACTAAACGTCTCAACTTGACTATTACATCCACTTGAATCCTGTCCGTAAACAGATATGATATTTGGATAATACCCACCACTTAAACCTGTTATGTCTAAATTTATTTGATTGGTTCCTTGACCATTAGTTATTTGTCCCGCATTTGAAGACCAAACATAATTTAAATTTGGATTACCGTTAACAACCGAGAACTGGTTTGTTATTGAATTAACACATAATGTATCATTACCAAAAATGGTATCAATGACTACAGGTGGAGGATTTAATAAAACAACAAAAGATGTATAATCACACCCATTGTTGTCTGTTAATATATAGTTGTAAGTTCCAGGACATAATCCAGTTGGGTTAAACCCGTTTAAACCACCCGTCCAAGTAATAGTAAAAGGTCCAATACCACTACTAGGTGTTACTAATACTTGACCATCACAAAAATTATTACACGTTGGTTCTGTTATTAAAACTGCGGGTGCAGTTAGGTTTGGTGGGCCAGGTAAAACAAATACAGTGTCAGGTCCAAAACCAACTTGTTGATTACAACTATTCCATCCTGCATTACAGGTTGGGTAAACAAATTGACAAGTATAGTACGCACCTTGTGATGGTGGTGTAACAGTTAATGTTGGTCCAGTACCTAGTGGTATTGGGTTTCCAACCTGATACCAAGTTAGTGTTGGTAATACAGGTGTACCTGAAGGGGTCCATCTATAGGCATCGTTAAGTGCTGTCCAAGCTGTAGAGTTTCTACCTGGTGTTGTAAAGGCGACAGTACCCGCCTGATTATGTATTCCTTGTACTGCGGTTCCACCCGCCCAAGTTAAACAGTTTGGTTTAATTTGTATATAATTTTCAACATAGTTGGTTGACTCATGAATCACTATGTGAAATGTACCTTGAACATTTGTACATTGAAACATAGGTACATTAATCCAACTAACAATCAACTTTCTGCACGGTTGAGTCCCCTGAACTTGATATCTTATTTGACCTCCAACACCAGGATGCCAATCTTGCCATGGACCCATAATACAGTTTTTTGGTACACTACCAGCAACTGAAGGTATGGGTGTTGAGGTGAATGTAGTTGGTTGTCCTGCGGAAAAAGAAACCCATCCATTACTACCAACCCAAAATTGTGTGTATGTTTGCCCAAAAAAACAAAAGTTAAACCCAATATTAAATGGCCCTTGTTGAGAGTCGTCACTCATAAACAATTGAGTACCATTATTAGTTTGGTTAACATATTGTATCTGAGATACAGAATAAGTGTTTGTCTGATTAGGATTAGTACCTTGGGTACATTGGCTTAAATCAGCCGTAAGTGTTGTTGTATTAACTCCGCAAGGAAGATATTGGTCAGGACCTAAAAAAGGGCAATACTGAGAAAACGAAAAGTTGCTAAGCAACAAAAAAAAGAAAACCAAAGTTCTCATAGTAAAAAAATAATAAAAAGTTTATTAATGAACGATAGACAGATATAAAAGGTTACACCCTTTTACATAAATACAAAAAATAATATATTTATAATATAAACAAAGAAAAATTAATGGAGAAGTCTAAATTTGAAAATATCGGAAATACACAGTTATTTTTTACTCTAAAATTTATTGTGGAAAATACCTCTAGTAGTAGATTTGATTATAGCGACATAGAATATTCTTCATTTAGGAGTGACTGTGATAACGCAAGTTCAATAGTTGGTATTACAGGTTTAGACTTCATAGACTATAATTATTTATTAGCCGTTTTGTTATTAAATAAAAATTTTGATTATACCACCAAAAAACCTGAAGGAACTTTAGTAAGACCTTCAGTTGGTTTGTATTCATTTGATATTGATGAACATAGAAATGAGTACGTTAGAAGAACATACAAACATGAAGTGGAATCGTATTTACCTGAATTAATACAACCAATGATTCGGGGTATGGAGGATGAGGGTGTTTTTGAATATTATGAGGGTCAAGAAACTGATACTGATTATTACGATGGTGAGACCACCGATGTTAATTTTGATAGGAGTTCTGTTAGAAAAATTAAGTAATGGAAATATATAGAATTGGAATATTAGCATCTAAATTAAAAGAACGTTATAAAGGTTATAATAATCCAACTGAGATTTATTTAAACCTAAAAAATGACATGTTCATATCACCACTATTGAGAGATGGTAAATTATCAGGTCTTGACTTATTTTACCTAATTTTTATGATATACCTTCTTAATCAAGGTAAAACGGGAGATTCGATTTTAAATCTATTACAAAATTTTACTTTCGGATTTAATGTCTCGGTAATACTAGAGTCAGACCCTAATGTTGAGTGCGATTCTTGTAGTGGTACAGGTGAAATAGAATGTGATTCTTGTTACGGAGGAGGAACAAAAGAATGTGACGAATGTGATGGTACTGGTGAAAAAAGTTGCGACACTTGTGATGGTGAGGGGAGAGTTGATTGTGACACTTGCGATGGAACTGGTGAGGATGAAGAAGGTGGAAGTTGTTCAGAATGTGATGGTGATGGATATGTTAACTGTACTGAATGTCGTGGTAGAGGTAGTGAAAATTGTGATTGGTGTGGTGGCGATGGAGATTTAAATTGTGGTAATTGCGGTGGTAGTGGGAACGAAGAGTGTACCGAATGTGATGGTGAAGGGGAAGTTGAACAAACGGGTTATAATAGAGTTGATGTTTATTCATTTTTAAGTATTAGTACTAAATTAAAAGATATTTTGTTAGACTTTGAGGAAAGAAAAATAAGTCAGGAATTGTTTGAACAAATAGAAAATGATAAATTAACAATTAATCTTTCAGTAATTGAGGATATTGTTGATGACTTTTACGGTGATTATGAAGACGGTGATATGTCTCTTAATTATATTGACGAAGAACCTAACATATTCTTCAGTAGTGGAAACATTTTAAAGTTTAATTAATCAGTTAAAAATCTTCTTATATTAATTTCCGCATGTTTGTTAATAGCTTCAGTAACCATTGGTATATAAAAATTTTTATACCATTTTAACAATTCTTTAATATTCTCAAAATTACCATCTACATCATATCCAGTATATTCATACTCTTCAATAGAAATTACTTCTTTATTGTCTTTCTTTCTATAGACTGTAAAATTATCAGAATCTACAGGTACAATTTCACTACCATCGTAAAAAGGTGTTGCCATTGTTATTAATATACCATAAAACTCATCATTTATGTTGTGTTTTGTTTTTATATACCAAACACCACTAAACCCATCAATGTACATATCATCAACAATATTAAGTTTAGGTAATTTATTGTCACTTAACATATCCGATAAAACCATGTTAGATGTAACTACATCTAATTTTATGTTTAACATTCTAACAATTTCGTAAGTTGGTAATCCAACTAACTTTGACGTTTCATATAACCCATTGTTATTTAAATAATCAATTAATTTATTTTTAGTAACGTCTTTCATTAGTACTTAACATCAAACTCATATTTAACTCCGACTTCACAAACTTCGGGTAACATTTTAGTGATTAGTGATTCAATTTCTTCCGATATTTTATCCCAACTATGTTCAGGTAAATCATGTATTCTGTACATTTTTTCCCACTCATCTTCAGATTCACTACCAATTAATATTTTTTTAACAACTAAAGTAACCTCAGCTTCGTAAACACAATATTCTTCCATATTTTTAGGTTTTGATTTAATTGGCTCAACTTTAACGTCTTTAACCATATGTTTTACTATCCAATCAACACCTTCTTCATCAGAAGTTGAGTATGGTAATACGTACCATCCTTTATGTTCGTCAACTTTATATATTAATTTAAAAATTAAATTTTCAATCTTTTCAATTTTTTCTTTATTAAGGTCAGAAGTTTTAATAAACTCAATATAAGTTTCTGAATATTCATAACCTAAACTATCTAACGTTTTTTCAAGAGTATTTGATATTAATTTTTTAACTCTACCTATTCTACCATCCTTAACATCAACCTCGACTTTTACACCTAAATAGTTAAATCTTGGTGATTCACTATCCTCTAAAACTCTCCAAATGTTTGAAACAGAACCCATAACATCCAATATATTTATATTGGGCAATTGAAAATTATGTTGAGATTCATATCTCTCAATAAACTTAGGTAAAAGTTTAGACATAATTTCTTTTACTCTTTCGGTATATATTGAATTGTTCATAGTATTTTTAAAAACTACCTATTGAGTGGTCTCCCCAGCTATCGTATTCGTCTTCCATATTATTTAATATCTAATTTATATATTGTCACAGGAACACCTGTTTTATTGGTTATTTCGTTTTCAATATAATCCAAAATACATTCTTGAATCTCATTCTCAACTTCCCAGCCATAATCTTCATTTTTTAATGCGTCTTCAAGTTGATGTTCTTCCCCTCCAATCATAATTAAACTAACACTAGCATTTGGATTTTTTGCATCAACATATGCGTTGACGTAAATTTCACTAACACCTAACTCTTCACGTCCATCATTTATCTCTTTTGCTATTTTTAAATCAAAATCAAAATTATACCCACCACACATAAAATTATCTTCACCTATTTTATGTGGGTTTTTTTCTATAATTTCTTTCGCTAATCTGTGAGCATCTTCGTTACCTAACCATTGTCTTAAAAATCCTCTGACAGTAAAAATATCAATTCTATGATTTTGTGAACTAAATAATTTAAGCAAGTCATCATTTATTTCACCACCAAATTTATCCCAATACTTAAAAAACGCCTTTTTAAGGGACATCAGTGCTGACATTTGATTTTCGGTCAGTATTATTTTCATACTAATAAATATATTAAAATTATTTAATTAAATTAATATGACCTTTTATTATGTGCCACTCACCAGTAAAGTCCCTAACTTTAATTAAATACACATACACATCTTGTTTAACATAAACACCATTATATTTACCATCCCAACCTTTAGTCATAGGTTCTAGATTCTTATATGATGCTAGTAATTCCCCCCAACGGTTAAATATTAACATTTCCGCTTCTACAATACCTGTTCCATGAATTTTAAATGTATCATTTAAACCGTCTTTGGTCGGGGTAAATGAATTTGGTTTAAAAAATGTAAAATTAGAGTTTATAAACAAAGGATGGTATATTGAGTCGGTACACCCATATTCATTTTCAACATGTAAATATATTAAATAACGACCTGTGTCAGCGGGGAATGTATATGATAGATGAGTTTCGGTAAACGTTTGAAACATTATTTCCCATGTATTATATAAATTACCTTGTGATAAGTTAGTAAATTCTATTTTAGTATTTGCCGTGTTAGGATTTTCAGGTGAGTAGGCAAACTCAGCCACTGGTAATGGGTAGGTTTTAATTACATCAGTAAATGTAATTGTTGAGTCACATCCTTTATCTGATATAGCAGTTAAAGTAACAGAATAATTACCTACTGTAGTATATGTTAAATTTATGTCCTCTGTGTAGTAAGTATTCAATCCTATATCCCATATATAAGAATTTACAATTCCTCCAGAGGCTATTGTAGTTTGATTATCTAAAAATACTTGTAATGGAACACAACCTTCAAATTGACCACCAAAATTAGGTATAGGTCTAGGATAAACTTCTAGAGTTTGTAGTAAACTATCTTGACAACCATATTGATTGGTACCAATTAGTTGTATTTGGTATTGACCCCATGGATAAACTTGTTTTGGGTTGGTTGATGTTGAAAATAAATTACCGTTCAAATACCATTGATATACAGCAGCACCACTAGATAAGTTTGTGAATGTTACCGAGTCACCCGCACATTCATTTGGTGATATAAAACTAACAAATGGTAGTGGATAAATTTCAAATTGACTATAAGCTGTATCAATGCAACCATCTACTGATTGAACAATTAACTGTACAGGATATACTCCAGGAGAATTAAATGTATAATTAAAGTTTTGACTATTTTGTAAAGTATTATTTGTTGACCAATTCCAAGATGCAATTTGGCCAATTGAGTTGTCTGATAGTAAGGTTGGATAGGTTAAACAGTTATTGTTTGGAGTAATACCTGCAACTGGTATTTGATAGTTTCTATATTCTTGAACTAAAGTATCTAAACATCCATCTGTATTTTGTACAATTAACTGAACTTGATAAATTCCATTTGTTTGATAGGTATGAGTAGGACTAGTTTGATTGGAAGTGTTTCCATCTCCGAAATCCCAAGACCATAAAGCTATGTTAAATAAACTTAAATCGGTAAATGGAGCAATCATACCACACGAATCAGGTAATACAAAAGCAGCAGTAGGTTTAGGATATACTGTTATCAAATCTGAAATAGTATCAGTACAACCGCCTTGGCCAGTGACAATTAAGGTAACTGGGTATTGACCATTTGTGTTATAGAAATGAGTTGGGTTCTGTTGGTTCGAGGTTTGACCATTACCTAATGACCAATTCCATCCTATAATTTGAGAGTTTGTAATTGTAGATTGGTCGGTGAATGTAAATGGAATACCATAGCAAGTTGGAGTATGTGTAAATTGAGCAGTTGGGATAGACCAGATTGTTACTGGTTGAGTAATCGTATCAGAGCATCCTTGGTTAGAATTAACAATTAGAGCTACATTATAAATACCAGGAGCATTGTAGGAATAATTAGTATTTGGTTGATTAGATGTTTGACCGTTACCAAAATTCCACTGATATGAAGTAATAAATCCAGGAGGAGCGATTATGGATGTACTTGATATTTGACCTGATAATCCGCAAGAATCTGGAATAGTAAAATTAGCTATTGGAGTAGGAGGAACATTAACAATTTGCGTAGCTGTATCAGAGCATAATCCAGGACCTATAACTATTAAGGTGGCTAGGTATTGACCAGGATTAGCGTACATTTGAGTTGGATTGGTTTGGTTTGATGTATTTCCATTTCCAAATGTCCATTGATAGTTCAAGTTGGCATTACCTAAAACATTTGAGGTATTCGTAAAAGGTACAGCATTACCATGACAAGTTTGTGGAGCTGTAAAGGAGGCTACTGGTATTGCATTAATAGTTATAGGCTGAACTTCTGAATCAGTACAGCCACCAGTTGATGTAACTGTTAATGTTACATTATATACACCTGGGTTAGCATAATTGTAAATCGGATTCTGCTGATTTGAGGTCTGTCCATTCCCAAAATTCCACTGATAGGAAGTGATTTGTGCAGGAGGAATAACAGTTGATGTATTGGTAATCGTATCACTCAGTCCGCATGTATTTGGTAATGTAAAGGCCGCTACTGGTAAAGGATTAACGGTAACTTGTTGAACTGTAGTATCTTTACAACCACCAGGTCCCGTAACAATCAAAGTAACAGTGTAAGTACCTGGGTTTGGATATTGATACCAAGGAGAGGTTTGTACTGAAGTAGCTCCGTTACCAAAACTCCAAGCGTGTTGCATTAATCCACCACCAAATATATTAGAGGTGTTTTGAAAAGGCATATTCTGGCCAGCACAAACATTTTGAGTTGCAAAACTAGCAACTGGTATTGCGTTTACGACTATTGGTTTAGTTATTGTATCGCTACATCCTACACTGTCTTGAACAATAAGAGTGACATTGAAATTACCTGGGGTGTTGTATGTATGAATTGTGTTTTGATTGGTGTCTGTAGTTCCATCACCGAAATCCCAAAACCAAGAAGCAATTCCTCCAGGATTGGCTATTGTAGATTGGTCTGAGAATGCTTTAGCCAAACCACATAAAGTATCTACAGCAAAATCAGCATTTGGAATAGGAGGCACAACAATAGGTAGAGTCACTGTATCTTCACAACCAACTTGAGCTGATGAAATTAAAGTTACATTGTATGGTCCTGGATTTTGATAGGTATGAATTGGATTAGGAAATGATGACTGACCTCCATCACCAAATGACCAATTCCAAACTGCGGGTTGAACTCCTGGGATAATGGTGGAGTCCGTAAATTGTATTTGACCATTACATAAACTTTGCCAGTTAAAATGGGCTGTAGGAAGTACAGGATTGATGTTTGCAGACAATTGAGCTGTACAACCAGTAGCAGAAGTTAGGGTAACCTGATATACATTTTGACCCCATGTCGGATTGATAATAGATATTTGTTGAGTAGTTGCTCCATTGGACCATTGGTATCCAACAAAACCTGGAGGAGCAACAAGGGTTGCTACAGTATCACCTACGCAATATGTAATATCAATTTGAAGAGGACGGCACTCTGCAGCCAAATACGCGTATCCGAAATGACCTGAGTAATCACAATCTCCAGTACGAGCTTCAATAGTAACTACCTGACCAACATAGTTAAGTAGATTAACACCAGTAGTAGTCCAATCTCTCCATCTCACGTTTTGATAGTTTATGAATCCAGGTACATTATTACCCGCCGCCACTTGATAAAAGGTACAAGGAATAATTCCTCCATTCTGATTTCTAACCTGCATTTCAAAACGGGGTTGAGCAATTGGTGGGTGTCCAGGGTCTTCTAATACCACAGCATAACGATAAACGAATAAAGCATTTTGATTAGATACTGTAAAAGAGTATGTTAAACTTTCAGCCTGCGCACCCACCTGACTGTTTCCTAACCGAGCTGATTGAGGTATTCCTGGAGGAGTTCTTGTTAAAGCGGGTACAATAGGGTCTAAACCAGGTGTCATAATAGTATGACGACCATTTTGTATTGTATTGGGGTTCGTAATTACAATTGGGCAACAATTTCCAATTCCTCCAATCCAGTTCTGAAACCCGTTCATTGAGAAATCGGCATTCGGACATTGACTTGGTTGTGACCACAATAATTTTGTGAAAAATAAAAATAAAAACAAACTTAAATTTCTCATACTGGTAAATATATCATTTAATCATATTTATCGCATCTTCAACTAGTATAACACCATCAATTCCTTCAATTAAAACAGGCTTTTTCTTTTTACCATGTTCAACAAGCTTACCAACAACCATGTAAAACTTACAAGGAGTTTTAAAATTGTTTTTATACATTAAAGCGTTATACGCTTTTTGTTTTAATCTATCACTTCTATAAGTCGTAGTTAAGTCCATGTAGATATCAACACCATCAACATTCTTGTGGAAGTCAAAATCAATAATTTGTTTCTTACCATGTGAATTAACAAACGAAGGTTTTTGTTTTTTACCAAATTTTTTTAAACCAGTTTGCTCAGTGAAATAACCTTCAAGACTATTCCCATTTCTAGATTTATCCCCGTTTTCTAAACTGTACTTCATTTTCCAAAACCAATATTACTCTCACCTTTCGCACTTGGGGTTCTTTTCATTCCCTCTAAATTTTCCATAGTTTCTTCAAAACTACGACCCATGACTATTGTTGAAATTACAACTTCTTTTAAGTGTGATAACGACATACCCTTTGTTCTTTCAACCCATTCGGTCATGTTTATCTTATTTAAATCTTCCTCATTTAATTTGTGTCTGATATACGCTTCACGAATTTCTTCGTTTGGTAACTCAACTTTATATCGTCTATCAAATCTTGATGGTCTGTTGGTTATTCGTTCCTGTAATTTTTCAGGATAGTTAGTGGTTGCAATATAAACAACATTTTCAATTTGTTTAACCCCATCTAATATATTTAACAATCGACTAACTTGATTTCTATTTTCACCAGCAATTGAATCAATGTCTTCTAGTATTACAACCAAAGGTCTTTTAGGTTCAATCTTACGGAAAGTTGGTATAAATTTAGTGAATGATTCAACGTCATCCTCATCTTTAACGTTTATAACAATACCGTCTTTATCCATAATTAATTTGGATAAAAGCTGAATAATACCAGACTTACCACACCCTGGTTCACCATACATTAGAATACCTCTCTTATGCACGAAGTTATATTTTTTATAAACATCAACACGATTCCAAAAACTATTAATATCTTCAATAATATCTTTAATCTCAGGTGATGGTAAATGATATAACTCGTCAGTTTTAAACGGTTGTTTCTTAAGTGTATAGGTCTGATGGGTATGACTCCATACGATTTCATAAACACCTGTTGGTACTTTGGGTGTTGTAACATAAGATGGTAAATATTCATCGTCTTTTAGTTTATTCCAACAACTTGGAACATCTGTTTCGTACTTTTTATCGTAAGAATCGTCCTCAAAATAACCCTCAATTTGTGGTATACTTTCTTCAATCGCAATATTTTCCATATCCATAATAACAAAGTTTAATACAAAGATAAAAAAATAAAAACCATTTATCAAGTTAGACTTTGTTTTTATATTTAAATAAAAAGTTATGGCGCATCCAATAATTCATGCGAAATCATCCGCTAAAAAGTTTGGTGGGACTTGGGAGGAATACATTCACATTCACAACTGGTTTGATGAAACCAAAGCTTGGTATGGACACTCAAATCATAGAGTATGGAGACATCACTCAGAGGGGATATTTGAGATGGAAAAGATATTCGGTATGTCTTTTATAAATAGTGAAGGGAAAACCGTTTATACTCGATATGTTGGTGAGCAACATGTTAAAGAAGATTGTTATAATCATATACCTTCAGCTAAAGAATGGTTACAAGCTTTAGAATCTAAAGAAAGACCTATGTGGATGATGAGAACGTTAGAAATTAACGTTGATTAATATATTTATATTAAAAAGTCTATGAAAAAACCTATAGTTACAGAAGAAGAATTAAAATCACTTAAATTATTTTCATATTATGCACAATCAAATGGTATAAAATCGGGACACATTGAGGTTAGTATACAAGAGTGTGGAATAGATTGGATTAGTGAATTATATGGTGATGATGGTGGTAGAGCGGAAATGTATGCCGCAATAGAAGAAGTTATAACAAATATTTTGGAAAGAAATGAAATTTTTAATTATTTGGACGATTGTGAAAATTATGCTGTGGCAAGAATAAATATAGACTGCATTGAAAAAACTTTAGAGATTGAATTATCTGAAACTGTTCGTGGTTCTAACGAAATGTCAGATAGTAAAGAATTTGATGAATTAGATAAGTCTATGATAACTTCTTTAGAAAAAATGTTTGAGGAAAGTGACTCACCAACTTTTGAAGTTGCCTTTTATGGTGGTGGTGATTCGGGTGATATTGAGTCAAGAACTAGTAATGGTGTGGATGTTGATAGAAATATTGAAAATTTATTGTATGCCTGGTTAGAATCATTTTATGGTGGGTGGGAAATTAATGAAGGTTCTCAAGGTAGATTTATTTTTGAATATGAAGACAAAATAATTTATTTAGAATTTGAAGAAAACACGGAAGAAAATGAAGAACGTGATATAGATTTTCAAATTAAGTTTTAACAAAAAACCCCTCCGAAGAGGGGTTTACTGTCTGGCTAATAGATGAATTATTTGTAAGAGAGTTTTGTAGTTTGATTTGCGAATTTTGAATTTGGCAAATTTTGACTAAAGGACTGTTCTACATCAAAATCGTATCATCAATGACTGCAAGTGTGTCGTATCTTAGAATTGTTCAACGGATAACCGTTAATACTCATCTTTCACCTAGACAGGCTTAAATTTCCGTGTTGGAGTTATGTACATCCAACTCGTCTTGAAGTTGTTCAATTTGAGTTTCTAATGTTTTAACCATTTCGTCTCTTTGAACAATCCCAATTTCCGCAGTTAGTACGGCTGATTCTCCTGGTTCTCCCCATCTTCCTCTTGACGGTTGTTTACCTTCACTACAGTTCATCCCATTTAATTTAGAAACCATAGACTTTAACTCAGCCAATTTGAAAATTTTATCATAGACGGGAGCATTTGCTCTATGAATTTTGGTTTTCAAATCAACCAACTGTTTAGTTCCTTCGTTCCACTTTGCCAACATTTCTTTAGGTGCGTAAGGACGAACGCTTCCTTCCTCAACTGAGTTGTATTGGGACAACTTAATGAACACCTCGTTATTTTCTTTAACGAGTTTGTTTTTCAATTTAAGAGCTTGTTTAATATTCATTATACTTGTTTTTAACTTCTATACAATTATAAGATATAAAATAAAAAAGTCAATTACCATATCTCATAAAATAACAATCGATATTCACTACCTCTTCGTTCCGCAATTTCTTTTTCTAACTGGTCTCTTAACTGTTCGTTGAATACGTCCCACCTCATCGCCATCACCTCAAACCCCAACATATTACCAATAGTTTGGATGTAACTAGACATATCGTCTTCAGGTATCCATTGATTTGACATTAAAATAATACTTTCCTGAACTTTAGGATATGACGTGTAAAGGTAAAACATCCTATAATCAGGATGTCTTCTCATCTTAGGGTGTTTTTCATAAACTTCCTTTAAGAACGTCTCAACTCTTTTTTGGGTACACAGACATAAATTAAAAATAGTAAAAATTAAAAAGGGAGTCAAACTCCCTTTTCTAATTAAATCATCTTTAAGATGACTTCGGTCTTACCATCCCATTTGATGATTCGAGATTTAGGAACCCAAAATTGCATCTCTCCAATTTCTTCAACTTTTGCCAAGTATTCGTTACGGAAACGTTCTGCTTGACTTGAGTCGGTGATGTATTCAACACCCATGTGTTTAGCACAAGTCTTACCCATTTTAGTCAACATAGAGAACTCATCGGTAAGAGTTTTAGCACAACATACACACACATCACCACGTTTTACAGTCATCTTTCCTGAGAACTTAACCGCCTTTGGTGATACTGCCAATACTTTGGTAATGTCCAAGAGAATTGGGTTGAATTGAAGACCGTAAGTTTCTTTCATCTTCTGACCAATAGAACGACCTACTTTAACGGTTTCACCAACAGTTGGGATATTCAACTTACGGGTATTCTTCTTGTCTTCCTCGCCCTGAATCTGTTTGTTAGCAGCTTCAATTTGTTTGTAGGTCAAAGTACCATAAGTCATCAACTTACCTTTAAGGTCATTAACAAAAGTGTTCTCACCTTCGTATTTGGCAATACGTTTCATATCCTCAGGAAGTTCATCAACATTCACCTGCTTCACACCACCACTCAAAGCTTTCTCTACAGCCTCGGCTTGTTTGTCGGTCAATCGACCCCATTTGTTAATCACGTCCTTCATTTTGAGAATGAAAGGGTTAGTGCCTTGGTAGTTACGAACTTTGGTGGTGGTGTTGGTGGTTGTCATATTTGTATCGTTTTGTGAATACAAAGATACAACAAATTATCAGAAAACCAAAAAAAAATTTAATTAATTTGTGGGATGTTCAAACACAAATTCAGTGTTATCACCATTTAAGTAATCACTATTATCTCTAATTACTCTTTCTTTAATACCATTTTCAATATCTTCTGAGAATGGACTTGGTACGATATATCCTTCAGGGTCTACAACCATTTTGTTAGCACCTTCAACTTTCCCAGCTTTATTGATTGTAACATAAATTTTAATCTTACCATCCTCCTCTTTAATGTTTGATATAGTAAAATTAACTTTTTTTCTATTTTCATACCAACCAATAGATATTGTTCTTTTTGTACCTATTAAAGATTTGGCAAATTTACTTGAGAAATTAGTTACTCTTTTTCTTCTAATTTCATCTAATGAAACACCTCTCATTAGACTACTAATCTCATCTTGAGTTACCAAATATGTATCAGCCTTTAAACCAGAATTGTATCTAACAGGATTTGAACCTGAAAGATGTTTTGCTGTTGAGCTGGAATAACTATTACTAACTCGATACCAATTATTATTTATGAATAGATAAATTGGATACCAACCATAAGATTTAACAACATAATACCATTCATTATTATTATTTACATCCCAATATCCTTCAAGATTAGAACCTTTGAATGGTATTTTTGCACTACTATATTCATAAGCGGTGTTGTTTGGTGTTCGTCTCTGTTTGAAACTTCTAAAATCTCTAAAAGTTAATTTATTTATGTTTTCATAATCACCTTCAGGTCTATAGTTAGCGGTATAAACTTCATAATAGAATCTAGCATCAGACTCAGGTCTACCTATGAACGGCATCATAGTTTTAACAAATGCCAATAATTTTGATTGGGTAGGATAGTTTTCTTTATTCTTATTCAAGTACTTAAACAAACGAATTTCTTTTTCAGATAAAGGATTATCACCTTGACCTTCTAATTGTTCTTTGATTATACGTTTGATTAATTTTTTCATCAGTTATAAATATCCAATAAAAGAAAAAATCCCCACATCTCTGTGAGGATTCTCTATATTAACATTAATAACTAATCACTTCAAATATCTCAACTTATATAATGTCGAATTTATTAATTCACAAACATTATCAATTTGATTTTGAATCCAAGTATCTTTACAACAGTCTCTTAAATCCGTCACTTTATCACATAACTCTTTGAAGTAATTTATTGTTGACGTAGTATCTTTATAATCTTCAATAGGATATTGTTTATAACCTTTTAATATTGTGTATTTACCTTGGTAAGACTCGATTAGACCATCCGTTAATTCATCTATGCTAGTATAATAACCGTTTAACGCCATGTGCTCAGCGTATGATTTACATTGTAAATGAAATGTATGTGATTGTGTTTTTGAATGTAATAACAAAGACATCATTTCAGTAAAGTCTTTTTTACCACCATTGTTCTGTTCAACAATTAGTCCTTTTTGTTTTACAGCTTCAAATAATTTTTCCTTTAATATGATTTTATCCATCTTAATATTTTATCTATAAATATTATGTAATTTCAAAATATATTAATTCAAGATTATCAATCGAATACAGTTTAAGGTGGTATTTCATTTCTTTATCTATGTAGTGTTTAATTATATTATCAGTTAACTGTTTAAATTCATCTCTATTATTGACTTTAACGGTTACTATTGTTAGTCCATTTTTTTCAATAGTATTTCCAACCAAACTTATATTTAATTTTTCCTTTTGGTTTGGTATGGTAATTAGTATGTTTTTACCTTCATTAACTTTAAATAATTTCTCTAACACTAATTAAAAATTTTTTGTAACTAAATCTTTTTCAGATATGATAAGTTCACCCTCATTTAAAACACCATCTTGGTATTCTTTTATTGTGTCAACTATTTCAGGGAATTCTTTCCAATAAATAGAACCTTCGTTTTCGGGACTATAAATATTGTCCACCAAATATTGAACAACCGTGTTATCCTCGGTAGTTAAAAACCCATGAGCATATCCTCTAGGGACATATAATTCTTCGCCAGGGGTTACAATAAATTCATAAACTTTTAAATAATGTGGTGAATCAATTCTAATATCAACAATAAAGTCAATAATCATTCCTGTAATTACCTTAATAAGTTTTGCCTGAGCAAAATCACCTAATTGAAAGTGCAACCCTCTAAAAGTACCTTTTTTAGGGTTAAAACTAACATTACTTTGAATCCAATCTTTATCTAAAGAATATAAAGATAGAGGTGCAAAGGTACCTCTGTGGTCAACAAATACGTTATTTTTTATTTTAAAACCCTGTTCCATAATTATGAATTAATTTCAGCCATCATAACCATTAAGGCTTCAGCTTTATCTCTTGCGTTGGTATATTGTTCCACAATTTTATCCATTTCTTCAGTGAATTGTGGGTGTTCACCTATAGCAACAGGATTATTAATGTAGACTTCAAGTCTAGCAATTGCGTCCATCATTTCCGCATGATACTTAGCTGACAATGCAGCACTTAATCTGTTTTGTTTTGATTCCATTTTATTTATTTTTAATTTTATTTATCGTTTCTTTTATCCATTCTTTGAATGTTATATTCTGAATATCACCAAAAATATTCATGTACTTACCACTATCTAGGCTATATCTCCTATCATGACCTAACCTATCTTCAACATACTTAAATTTAACATCTTTACCTAAAGACTCACTAATCATTGACACTATTTCGTTATTGGTATATCGCTCACCAGTTCCAATATTAAAAATTTTATTTACGTAATCAGATTTAAGTAATTTATAAATTGCCTTAGCATTATCATCGGCATGAATCCATTCTCTAATTTGATTTCCGTCACCATAAACAGGAACCTCGATTCCGTTTTTAATTGAATTGATAATTTTTGGTACAAATTTTTCTTTATGTTGGTTTTCACCGTAGTTATTACAAGTTCTAGTAATTAAGTACGGTAACTTGTATGTTCTACCCGCAGCCATCACTAACATATCTGAAGACAATTTAGTTGCCGAATAATATGAACTACCAATTAAGGGTGATTCTTCATTAGCAATTTTATATCCAGGATAATCATCCATGTCACCATAAACTTCATCCGTAGATATCTGAATAAATTTTTTTAGGTTTTTATTTTTTCTAGCAACTTCAATTAAATTAAAAGTGCCTTCAACATTTGTTCTTACAAATGGTAATCCGTTACTAATTGAGTTATCCACGTGAGATTCAGCCGCAAAATTAACAATATAATCATATTCACCAAGTTCTTCTGATGTTACATCACAAATATCTTTTTGTAAAAATTTTACACTTTTTCTAATATTATTAGGATTTGCGGCGTATGTGATTTTATCAATCAATATAATTTCATCATCTTGGTTTTCATTCACATAATTAATAAAGTGTGAACCTATAAACCCCAAACCGCCAGTTACAATAATTTTACTCATAAAAAAAAACCTTCGTATAAATTATAATACAAAGGTTTTTAATTGTAAAATATTATGATAAATTATTTACCTATAACAATCTCATCGTAGTTTAATTTACCCATACCACCACTATCATCAACTAGTTCATCATACATAAATGTTTTAACAACTGATGTAATACTTTGTTCAGCTTGGGCAATCTTAGATTCCATCCAATCTTCTAACTGCTCACCATCTTCCATTTCTTCCCACATTTTGTAAGCCATAATAGCTATAGTGAATAATTGTTTTTTAGCCATGTAAGAACCTTCTTCATGATTCTCAACAATTCTACCATCTTTAACACCGTTAATTAACTTTTCAAGTTGTTTTTCGGTTAATATAATATCTTTACCCATTTTAATAGTTTATTAATAAATATCTGAAAACAAAAAAAGGAGACCGAAGTCTCCTGATTTGGGGCCGACCAGATTAGTCGACGGTTCCACCACCTTATTTTTCTAAATAAGGAAACACGATTAACTAAACTCAGTGGATGACGAAACCCTTAAACCATCCACATATGTGTCATGGTACTTGGTGTAATCAACATAGTGAGTTGTTGGGTTTCTTTCATAATAGGTTTTAACATCCCAACCATCAACACACCAATTTAAAGCCATCTCAATGAACTCTTCAACTGGTTGTTCAACACCGTATTCATCAACAACTCTACCACTTCTAATAAATTTTAAAAGTTCTTCTTTATTTGAATAGTATTTGTTTTTATGGAAGTTCCAAGAGAATTTCCATCCACCGCTTCTTTTACCTAAATGAACTGACATACCTTCGGTAAGTTCTTCCCAAGGATTTAAATTTTCCCATTGAGATTCAGGATTTGTGATTGAGCGATACCCTCTTTGAATTTCACCAGGACACCACCTATCCATCTCCTGTAATCGAATATGCAATTTTTGAAAACGAGAGTTTACTTCGTCTACTTTAGGTACCCTATAATAATTAGTTCCCATAATATATATTTTATTTAGTCACCAAAGCCTCAATTTTACTTCTCATGTGGTCCGCAAGTTCGTACTCATTGGTTGTAGTAACAACGATAGAGTCTTCTAAAAAACGGAATGGTATGTTGATTAGAAAATCAGTTCCGTTGAAGAACGTTAGATTTTCCTTGAGTTCCAAACATCCTTGAACCATTTTTAGGAACAGTTTGAACTGTGTTCCATCCACAAATGTTTCATTCAAAAGGGTTCCGAATTTTTCGTTTTCGATTCTGATTTTATATACTACTGTGTTCATATCTGACTTAATTGTTATACAAAGATAAATAAAATTTTAGACTTTACCTAATGATTCTACCAAATTTTCTAACCCAATGTTATTAGGAACCTCAACTTTAATAACTTTAAAGGTAATTACATCTTCAACTGGACTATAATTGTATGATAAAGTAATGTGTGTTTGGTTGGCATTCTCCACAACAAATGTACTAGGTTGTAAACTTCTAGAATTGGTTCTAATAAATTTATATGGAAACTTATCGGAAAGTTCTTTATAGGCTCGTTTATTAATATCTTCTCGTTCTTTTTTTAAGTTTTCCTGACGAAATAGAGTTTCAACGTGTTCGATAATTTTTTTAGCCACAGTTCTTCCTGACTTGTAATAAGGACTTTCGTTATAATCAATGTTAGTTCTAACTTTGTATCCTTCATTTGTAGACCTCCAAGAACCTCTATGACTTACATGATGTTCACAAACTTCAATACAAATACGGTTTCTAAAATGTTCCTCAGGTAACTTACCAACATACTTAATAGTTAAATCAAAGTATTTCAAAGGAATTCTCTCAACAGGGAATCCATCTACAAAAATGGGAAATTCATCAACCCTTTCATCCTTAATTAATTCAAAATCAGGTGAAATCTTTAACATTTCATCGAAGTATTTTTGAAAGGCCGATTCTCTGTCTCTGTGTTCTTTGGACCTTCTGTTAACGCCATCCATAACACGAGCTTTAGCATTTCTATACGATTTTAAGTATTGTTCTTTGGTTAATTTACTATTGGTCATTGTTTAGGTCTTTGTTAATACAAATATACAACAAATTATTTAATTTGCCTCATTAAATCCCTATTAATGTCTTTTTCTTTTATACTTTCTCTCTTGTCGTATAACTTTTTACCTTTACCTAAAACTATTTCAACCTTTAACAAACCTCTATCATTTGTAAAAATTTTATAAGGAACCAAAGTTAACCCCTTAATAAGTTCTTTTTGTAACTTTACAAGTTCTTTTTTCTTAAGAAGAAGTTTGCGTTCTCTCAATGGTTCGTGAGTGTATGATTGTTTATATTCAGGTATATTCATACCCCGAATAAACAATTCACCTTGATTAAAATAACAATAAGCGTCCACAAGTGAAACTTTACCATCACGTATTGATTTAACTTCAGAACCCATCAGTTTTATACCAACAACAAAAGTATCTACGAAGAAATATTCGTGACTAACTTTTTTATTAACTATGTTGACTGATGACTTCATAACAACAAAGATAGTAAAAAAAATAAAAAACCCCAAAAAGTTTTTACACTTTTGGGGTTTTAAGTATTTCAACCATTAAAGAAAGGGGTTTGGCTGTGTATCACATAAATATCACAATTTTTTAAAAAGTTTAATCTTTTGTTAAAATTTTTAAAATTAATTTATATAGTTGGTCATTTTTGTCTTCTATAGGTATATTATTAACATCAAAATAACCACACTCGGTGTGTTCATCACCGTCAATAGCGTTTTTTAAGTCAGGATTAATTTTTTCATCAACCTCCATTAAAAAAACATACATTAACCCTTTGTTTTTAGAGCCGTCTCTATTAGTTCTATTTATAAACCCAACAAGTTTTAATTTAGTTTCAGGTTTGATATTAGTTTCTTCGTAAAATTCACGAATAGCACCATCATAAGGTGACTCACCATTATTAATTTTACCCGCGGGTATTGACCACGCGCCAGGTAATGAACCTTCATTATTTCTTTTACATAACAGAACTTTATCGTCATGTTTAACTAAAACACCAGAGTACCTTTTAACTATTTCCATTTGAATCGATATTTATCAATATGTTAATAAATATAAATAGTAAAACTTTTAAAGTAAAATCTGTTTTTACTGGAAAAGATATATCAAAAGGAATGATGGGTAGAAAATTTGATTCATCTTTTGATGGTATGTTATTTATTATGGAGCCAGGTCAACATTGTTTTTGGATGAAAAATTGTATTATTGATTTAGATATAATTTTCATAAAAAACAATACGATAACAAAAATACACCACAATTGTAAACCTTGTAATTCTGAAAATTGTGAAAATTATTGTGGTGAAGGTGACTTAGTATTAGAAGTTGATGGTGGTACTTGTAAAAAGTACTCCATTGAAAGTGGTGATACCTTAAGATTTATTTAGAGTTAATCTTTTCTTGTAAAACCTTAACAAATTCATTTTGTATCATCTTGGTGAACTTAACGTAAGGTGCATCATCAGACTCAGGGTTGTATTTGTATTTACCTTGTGGTGGTCTATTTGACCTACCTAAATAATTTAAACCTGAAATGTTGGTAATACATTTGTGACCACCACTATTCGACTGTATTAAATCCCAAGCATTTATAGTTACTTTGTCTAAAACACTCATTTCTTCATCGCTTAATTCTGTAAATGGTTTTTCCATTATCTTACCAATATAAGTTAGAATTTCTTTTCCACTATCCATAGTTTTAAAACTATCTCCATAAAGTGCAACAAAATCTCTAAATGTAAAACCTACTGACTCACCACCAAAATCTTTAGATGATTCGGATATCCATTTAATAGTTGATAAAGGTATTTGTCTATCTTTTAGTTGTGATTCCCATTTTGATAACACCTCTTGAGCAATTTCACCTAAATTAACACCTTTTAATTCTCTCTCTTTTTTGAAAGGGTTACATGAAGCTTGAACCAATCCTAAAGGCCATGCGATAACCAAGAAGTCGGCTTCTGGATTATTTTTGAATGGTGTATATCTATCATAAGAACCAGGTTTGGTCATTATACCACCACCATATTGAACAATAATATTATCCATAACATTTACGTTAGGGCTTGTTTTCATTTGTTCTATATACGCTAATTTGTTTTTTTCTAACTCTTCAACACCAACATAACCTTTTTCTTTCATAATTCGTTTTATGTTCATAACCAAATTAAGTAAAGATGGTGATGATTTTAAGACAAGTTCCTCAAGAAACCCTGGTTTGTTTTTAAAAGCTAAAAGTAATTTGTTAGCGACTAAACCAAGTGCTCTTTTATTTTTAGCTAAAGATTCGTCTTTATCTAATTTAAATAAATAAGAAATTACTTCATCAACACTAACTTCGTTTGACGCATAGTTGGCTGAGTCAACCATTGATATTAATTGTATATCTTCAGGCGTAAAAACATCTTTTGGTGATACTACTTGAGATATGGTTTCTACGTTTGAGCGAGAAGCTCTGAATGAGGTTGACTTTGTATCTTCAGCCCCAGCCTGTCTATCATGATGGTCCGTGTGAATAACAAACATTGGTTTACCGTGTGCAAAATCAACTAAAACAGGCATTGTATCGCCCTGAGCGTCATTCTTTTTAACCGCAAACTCTTTATCGCCATATTGAATTACGTGAGCATCAACAACTTTAATACCATTGTTTTCTAGATATTTTTTCATTGCTAAAGCTGTGGTTACACCATCCAAATCTTGGTGAAAATATATTTCAGCCTTTGGGTATCTTTTAGCCAACTTATTTATATCTCTAAGTCCGCTCTCTTTAATTAATTTTTTCATTATACAAGTTTTGCGGGTCCGCCAAGTAATCCACCGATTATTGTTGATAGTATATCACCACCTTTTCCAAGTGAAGATGCTGGTGTTGATGATGTTTGAGATGGTAGTGGAGGTGGTGGCGGTGCTTGACCCAATCCCATCTCAGAACTCCATGTTTGTTGTGCTTGTGGTGTTTGAGAATACTCTTCCCATCTTTGTTCCGCGTTAGGAATAGTTTGTTCCAACTCTTCAGGTCCCACAAAATTAGCAACACCTAACCAATCTAAAAATCCTAAATAGGTTTTGGTTCTTCTCATTAATGACCTAGTTGCTGGATTTCCACCGAATATTCTTGGGACTCCAGCATATAGTTTTTGGCCTAATTTAGCATCTGATTTCATATACTTCCACCAAGAATTTTTCATGTCTTTATAACCACTAAAAACTTTACCTTCTTGTTTGGCGATTTGTTTTAATAATTCTTCTTTTTCTGCAGCGCCTAAAGCCTTTTCAGCTTTAAGTGTTGCACCACTACGACTCGCTTTTGAAAATATTTGAACATATTCTTCAACGGCATTAACCAACCCTTTACCAAGACCTGGTACTCTACCAACTGAGTTTCGTAACAATTCAACTAATTTTGTTCCCCATGTCGGAGCCTTTTCAACCATTTTTGCAATTGGTCCACCAGCCTTTTTAGCGGTAGACGCTATTTTAGCAGCATCTTTAGCAACAACCGCCGCTCTAAACGCTTTGGTTGCGGAACCTCCAACTTTTAAAACACCAATAACAGGTTTGGCGATAGCGTCTCCTAAGAATGGTAATACTGAAACCCATGATAATATAGCAAAAAGTTTATCACCTTGTCTCCAATAACTTATACCATTAACCAAATCAACAATCCCTGTCGGGTCAAAAATACCAACAATATCACCAACAGTATTATACCATTTATCTTCTTTAAGAAGTGGTTTTTTTTCGGGATAAACCACTTTTAACATTTCAACAACAATTCTTTTGTCTTTGTTAGATAATTTATTCCATTTTTCATTAAGAATTTTATGGAATTCTTCTTGATATATCTCAAATATTCTATCTTTTAATTCGGATTCTGTAACTATTTTAGGCATATGATATTTTTTACTATAAATATCATAAAAATAAAAAAGAGGACTTAAAGTCCTCGATTAATGTAATTCTAATTTAACTTGTTTCTTTTCGTCAACAAAATGTTGGACTCTATCTCGAGCTATTTGACAATAATTGGGTGATAATTCAATACCTAACCATCTTCTATCTAAAATCTCAGCAGCTACACAGGTAGTTCCACTTCCGTTGAAAGGGTCTAAAACAACATCATTTTTGTATGTTAATATTTTAATGGCTCTTGTTGGTATATCCATAGAGAATGTTGCTTTAGTTAAACTTTTAGTGTCCGCAAAATAGTTCCATTGTCCAAACACTAAATCAATAAATTCTCTTTTTTGAGCGTCGGTATAAAAAGTTTTGTTTCTTAAATTACCGTTTTTATCTTCAACTTCTTGTATGTTACCAACCCATTCAGGAACTCCTTTAATTTTTTTAATGTGATGTTTTTTATAAGCTAAAATTACACACTCTTTAGGGTTATAGATGTACGGTGCTGATGGGCTCATCCAAGAACCCCAAGCGGTTGTTCGGCTCCTGTGTGGAGAATCCTCTTGTAAATCAACAACTCCAAAAAATTTATAACCAATTTTTTTCATTATTTGCCAAACTTCACTTACCATAAAAACACGGCCACCCTTGTCTTGCCTATTAATTTCATAAGGAATGTTTATTGCGATACGACCATCATCTTTTAAAACTCTAAAAGCCTCAGTCATCCATCTTTCGGTAAACTTAAAGTATTCATCAACCAACATGTCATCATCATGAACGTCATATTCAATACCAACTCCGTATGGTGGTGATGTAACAATTAAATCAACACAACCTTCAGGTAGTGTTTTCATTACTTCAGTACAATCCCCATTTATAATTTTTCCTGTTTCAATCATTGTATTTTATTTTAAGATAAACATTACCCCAAAAATTAGTAATGTTACGATAATAGTAATGAAAACTAATTTAATAAACAAGTCAAAAGTTTTATAATTTCTTTCAACTTGTTTTTTAGTTCTGCCTTGCCATTCGTCTCTATTCCACTCCATTGTTTTCAAGTTTTTTAATATGATGTTCCAAGTACCAAAGAGCCTTTTTAAGGTCTTCTAATTCTTTTTTAGGGTCTTTCTTACCCGCCCTTGAGATGTATTTAACAGTATTACCCAAACTAAACCCTAATCCCCAAGCATCAATTACTTTTATCGCTTCATAAACATTATTTTCACCCCCATAATGATTGGGGTGGTTAATCATTTCTCCCATAATAATCAGTCGTTAAATATTGAACCGTTTCTTCTTTGAACGTTATTAAAATTAAATTGAATTTCTTTTGACGAAACATTAGCTTTAGAGTTCATAGTTTCCATGTCAACAACGTAGTCTTCATCGTTTTGATATTCATCAAGTAAATCGTCGTTTTTAATAGTTCCGTTATATTTCTTTATGATTTCTTCGATGTTTTTCATACCTACATTACTATACATGTTATTTAAAGTATTGTGTAATTCTTCAGCCATTTTCATACTTTCTGAAATTACCTGTACAATTTGGTATGGATTTGCGTTAGAAGCTGGTCTTCTATCTTCCAAATATCCTTTCCAACCATCATAAGTTTGTTTTGGTATTCTAATTGAAGCCCCTCTATCACTAACACCGTAAGTAAATTTATCAATAGATTGTGTTTCGTGTTTACCAGTAAGTCTCATGTAATTGTCAGTACCATAAACCTCAATGTGTTTATTTTTTCTACTATCAAAAGCCTTAAATATTGAATTAAAGTAGTCTTCACCACCTTCTTCCCTCATTCGTTTGTTTGAGAAATTTGTGTGTAATCCTGAACCATTCCAATCTTGATTACCTAATGGTTTTGGGTGATATTCAATATAGTAGCCATATTTTTCAGAAATTTTTTCCATAAAATACCTTGACATCCACAAATCATCACAGGCCTTTAATTTACCTTTACCAAACACCTGATACTCCCATTGACCTAGTGCGACTTCAGCGTTAACACCAGTAATATCAATACCAACATTAATACAAAACATCATGTGTTCCTCAACCAAATCCCTACCAACTACATTACCCCCAACTCCGCAATAATATTTACCTTGAGGTTCTAATCCAAGATTTGGGTGTTTTATTGGGTTATGACCTAAAACAGGTCGGTACTTACCTTCTCTAATAAAATATTCCTGTTCAAATCCAAACCAAAAGTTATTATCATCCTCAATTAGCGCCCTGTGATTTGATTCATGTGGTGTTCCATCAGGATTCATCACTTCACAAAATACATAAACTTTTTTATCGTTTTCTCTATATAGTCTAACAGGTTTTAAAATACAATCTGATTTTGACCCCTCAGCTTGTTTGGTTGATGAACCATCAAAATTCCATTCAGGAATTTCTTCTAATGATAGTGGTGGATGACTTAAAATTTTAATTTTACTTCTTAAGTTTGGTTCAGGTAAATAACCATCTAACCAAACATATTCAATTACTTGTTTCATATTTAATTTAATTTATTTTCGTTATGTAATACTTGCAAATTTTAAAACTTTTTTTATACCCATCCCTAATAGAAAAAGAAGGTTTTTTAGTAATATGAAAACCTATTTCTTTTTCACCGAACCTAACATAAAAGTCATAATCGTTAATACCAATTGATAAACGATATTTCAAAAAAGTCACAATATATTGTTTTCCGTGTCCGTCAACAACATACCTATTTGTTTTTAACAACGTAGTACCCTTTTGATATTTGACTTTCTTCGATTTCACCTTCAACTATTAACTGGTCTAAAATTTTTTGTGTTTCTTCTTCAGATACTCTCAAAATATAGTTACTTATGTAAGATATGTGAACAGGTAATCTTAATTTTGAGATTAATAATTTATATTGTTTTTGATTCATGATATTCTTTTAACTTGGTTTTAATTTCACTAATATCTAACCCATCACAATACCATTTATAAACTTCATTAGAAATAGTATCTGTGAATATAAAAGCGTCGGCACTAAATAATTTATCCAAAGATTTTTCATTTGAGATATACTCTTCAACCATTTTTTGACTCACATATCTTTTATTAAAACCCATATCTACGCCAATAACTTTTTATTACTTATATTTCTGACGTTACGTTGCTGATTTATAAAAGAAGATATTTTTCTTTTTGAAATTGGTAATAGAGTTTCTTCTATTGGGAAGATGTCTTTGGACTCAATCTCAAATAAAGGGTACAAACTTTCGTTATCAGTTTCGTAACTTTTAGAAAAATTAGATAAAATATCTGTAATAGTCAAATCTTTTTGAGGTCCGAAATATATTAATTTGGTCGTTGTTTTAGTTTGACCTTTAGTTTTATAAACTCTTTTTATTGTGTACTTCCAAACGTATATATCATCACCTGTTTTGAAGTAGAAAAATCCGTTTTTGCTTTTAATATTGTTTTTATTTTTTTTAATAACCACCTCAACAGAATCATACACAACAGACCATATAGACTTTGCAAAACCAAAGTAATCATACAGTTGTGGTTGACTATTACTCAATATCTGATGATATTCAACAATCTCTTCTTCCGATAAAACAGGGATATCTTTTGTTTTTAAATCAGTTATTAATAACTCATCATCATTTGTTAAAAATTTTTTATGAGTATATAATATTTTATTCTGATTAATTAATGTTTGTATATTACCTAAATGTAGGGATAGTTCAATAAACATTGGGTAAACTTCCATGTTTTCCAAATGTTTATTAAGTTTTTGAAAATAGTCTAAAAGTACATATTGTTTTTGCTCCGCATCTAAAATACCTTGGAATATCCAATCAGTATCCATTATGAACTCGACTTTTTTATGACCTCTTCTTGCTTTCATTTTATTTTAAATATAGAAGAGAATTATTCATAAATGAATACTTTAATTAATTCTCATTATGTAATAATCTTCCCCATTAATATTAATAGTGTCGTAATTACCGTCATAAGAATTCATTAATCCGTAACCTTCTTCATCCGCTAAACCTTTAGCTAATTCGTCTTCATCAACAAAATCTTTAATATTTAACCCATATTCTTTAATATAAAACATTGGGTTGCGTTCTACATCGTACAGTTTATCTTCAAGGACTTCTTCAATCATTTCGTCGGTAGGTTCTGTACTAGGTACAATTTCTTCTTTCTCAGATTCAAGTTTGTCTATTAGGTTTTGAAAATCCTCATAATAATTGTCGTAATTTTCGTCATCAGGGTCTAATTCGTTTTGTTCTCTTTCGTAATCTTCGATTTCAACTTCAATTTCAGATATTCTTTGTTCTTGTTCAGGAGTTAATTCAAAATCATCATCATTAAAATAAACATCAGGATTTTGATATATATCATCTCTCCACCAGTCCTCAAAATAATCTTTTAAATAATCTTCATCTATATAATTTTCTATAAAACTTTGATTAAAACCTTCAATACCAACATCGTCAATGTAATTTTCAGCGTATTCTAAAACAGCATCATCCATTTCAGTTTCAGTCCCAACAGTATATTCTTCATCTCTACTAAGTAAATTTTCAAATCTTTGTAAACCATAGTGTTCACCTGCAGGATATAAAACATAAACATCACTTTTGTCACTAATCAAATCATCAATTTCTTCCTGTAAATTATCAATCTGTTCCTGAAGTTCATCATCTTTTTCATTCCAGTCTTCATCGTCCATACTAAGACTATCTTTTTCAGTTTCTAATCTTTCGATTTCACTTCTATTTTGACTTATTTTTTCTTTTTCATCTTCACTTAACGATTCTAAAGTCCCATCACCAACCAAATACTCAAAAAGGGCATTTGCTTTAAGACCTAAATCATCTATATCAGGATTGTTTAAATTCCAATCATCAGATTCTCTGTACTCATCCATTTCATTTGATTTAGCTCTTTGTCTAGCAGCAATTCTTTTGGTTTCAACAGGGCTACCATAATCAGAAACATACCCTTTAACTTGAGTATTACCTAAATCGGAAATTTTAGTTCTACCAATTGATAGATTACCTTGAATGTATCCAATATTACCTAATGAATCTGTTGGTGTGTTTGATAAATCTAAATTACCTGTTATCCATAAAGGTTTACCTTCAAATCTAGGTAGTTTACTAATACCTTTACCGTGGTAACCCGATAGTTTCATTAATTCCACATATTCTTCAGGTGATATCTTATAGTAAGATTCCTCGGGTAATGATTGTTCTAATAAACGTTCAAGTTTTCTCATTCTTATAAATACTATTATATAAAATAAATATTATGTTTGATTTACAAATAAACAAATATTGGTAATATTTATTGATGATGGAATCAGGTATTTACATTATCAAAAACATAACTAACAACAAAATATATGTTGGTAGTTCTGTTAATATTTCGTCACGAGAATATAAACATTTTTGGATGTTAAAAACAGGTATTCACGATAATCATTATTTACAACAATCATATGACAAATATGGTAGGGATTCGTTTATTTTTGAAGTTGCCGAATTGTGCAGTTATGATGACTTAATAATTAAAGAAAATCACTATATTGATTTGTACCAATCAAATAACCCAAAATACGGATATAATCTAGCTAAAGTTAATGAATTCAGAAGAAACACATATAATGACGAGGTTAAATTAAAATTATCGACTTATAATCAAAATAAAAATAACAACTTTAAACAATTTTCATTAACAAATATTGAATCAGGTAATATATTTATATTTGACAATTTAATTGAGGGTGCGAGATACTTAATTAACAACGGTTTTGCCAAAGGTATCGAAAGAAATATTAGGATGAAATTATCAGCTTCATTACGCAATAAAAAAGTTAACAACGGTCATAAGGGTACCATAAGAAAAACTTGTTATAAACATAAATTCAATATAATAAACTAAATTAAAAATTAAAAATTATGGGCGGATGCGGATGCAAAAACAAATCAAATAACACTCAACAAAGTGTATCATCACAACAACCAAGTCAAAATCAAACCTTGTCTCAAGTTCAAGCTCAACAAACACAGAACGCTTCGATTCAAGAATCAATTCGTAAGGTTGTTGAAAAGTATTACAATAAAAAATAATACTTGGTGATTTTATCGTATTGAAGGGGCTTTACGCCCCTTTTTCTATTTATACATTTAATTTTTTTTATTATCCTTAATAAAAAATAACTTTATGAATTTTATAAATTTAAAATCTAATAGAGGGTTGGTTAATTTATTGGCGGATTTTATTCTATTAGAAATTAATGAAAATGAAAAATACGACACAATAATTGAGGTCTCTGATTTTGGTAGATTTTTTGTCGTTAATGGAATGACCTCAAGAAAAGATGTAATTAATTTGTCTGAAGTTACTGTTAAATTTAAAAAAGAATATGAAGATTTGATGACCTTACTAGGTTATGAAGAATTAAATGTAATTGACCTTATAATATACGGTAATGAATTATCTAAAAAAAATGAATTTTGGTTTACTTACTATGATACAGAAAGACCTGTATATAGCAGAAAAACAATAGATTTAACTTCCACAAATTTAAAATACCAAAAAATAAATAATAACAGTATTGAATTAGATTTTTCTGAGAATACCACAGAAGGTTTGGGGGTTTTTACGTACTCACCATTAAACATAACTTCTGAATTCCCTTACGGTCATAGTTTTAACATGGGTAGAAATTTTTACTATTATTCAGAGTATATTTGTAATCATTTGTTTACAATGTTAATGTGTGATGAAATTAGCTTTAAATGTTCAATTAATAAAGATTTAAATGATGATTATAATATCGACATAATTTCAAATTCAATATATAAAAAAGAAAAAATAAAATCACTTATATTAGATGTTTTTGACTTTAACTTAGGTAAATTCAAAAACAAAATTTCAGGGTATAACTATATCGAAGATATAACTAAACCTTTGGAAAAAAAACCTTGGTTGGTTAAAGATGAAATAAAAAATATGTTAATGTTTTAAACTCTTTTTGAATATGAAACTACTTGATAGAAATCTTTTTCACCATCACAATAACTTTTAACTAAATTAAGTAGGTTTTTAAACATAAATGCACCAGGTGCTTGTTTTTCACACTTAATAAATAATTCAATCATGGCTGAGATAAAGTCGATTTTGAAGGCACCTAAATTATCCAAAGAAAAATAAGAGTCGGTAAAATAGTCGTTATAAATTAACTCATAATTATTACGTTCTTCTACACTATTAAATGGTTCCATTATTTCATATATGTCTAACCATTCATTTACATATCTACCAACCTCTTCAGAATCGTGTTCGCATTTAACAATTAAATCAACAATCCAGTGAGTGTGTGATGGTGCTCTTAATCTAGATTTAGGTGTTTTATATTTTACAATATAATCTAAATCAGGATTGTGTCCACGACTACCTTGATATATTGCGATTGTACCACCATCAGACAATTCCCAACTTTTTAAAGGATTGTGTAAAATACCATTTTTTCTAAAAGATAAAGACATATTGCAAATTTAATATTTTTTTTGATAAAATAAAATCCCTCTCGGGATTTTATTTTGTAAAGTGTTCTTTAATTATGTTAACACCCTCATCAATTTCGTTGTAATCTCTTTCAGGTGCAAACAAATAAGTTTTTGGATTTCCATCAGGTGATTCAACAATCATAAAGGAAGGTACATAATCGTTTTCAGTCACTTCAACGAATAGATTGTACTCATCTTCATATTCATCAATATCTCTATCAACAAATTCAATACCAGCCTCATTAAGTTTTTCTTTCATTTCAACACAATAAGGACATCCTTTCATTGTGAATATAACCAGTAGTTTATCCATTCAAAACATTATTTACCACATCTTTTATCATACTTTCCATAAGAACACCTGACTTAGAAAATACTTCTTGTCCGTTGTTAAAACCTTTAACGGTTGGGATTGCTCTAATACCTAAACTAGATGATAATTCTCTATTCTCTTCTACATTTAGTGTGTACATTTTAACGTCTGAACCTTCAGTGTTAACTTCACTAGCAACCGACTCAAAGATAGGTTTCATTAATTTACAGGGTCCGCACCACGGTGCCCAAAAATCAACTACTAGTTTTTCGCCATTGGCAATTTTTTCGCTTAATAATTCTTGTGTAATTTCCATTTTTTTAATTAGTTTTTTTTAAATTATGAATAGTGAAATCAACGATATTTGACTTGTCGTTTCCACTTAATATAAATATAGTATTACCATGTTTAATGTAAAATAAAATACCAGTCGCATCATATTCTAATAGAATATCATTGTATGTTATATTACCGTCTGAATCAACCTTTTTAACCTCCCATAGTTTATGGTATTTTTTTATTGATTTTTCAATGAAATCTTCAGGTTTATATGGTGGTTCAACTAAACATATTGAAGGGTAAGTTTTATATTTTCTTACAAATGTTTCAATACAAAACTGCGGTATATCATTAATCATTATTTATAAATTTAATAAACTATTTTAAAAAAAGAAACCTAATTCGTTGGCTAATGAGTTATTATTACATATGTTTTCTGTGTCCCACTTTAACCCAATAAGTTTTTCACCTGAAGGAATGTTATATCTAAGCCTGTCATCATTATCAACAACTAGTTTTGTGTAAAATTTTCTAGCTCCAACTTCAAGAATTGCCGATGGTAATTCAAATTTATTTTTATCCACCAAATCGTCAAGTCTTTTATCTAAACACTCTAAAGTATAGTCCCATGTCTCATCAAGTTTGTTGTTAAACCTACCTAAACTCTGTACTCTAGCGAGTTTAATAACTCTTTCACCATTATGCCAAATTTTATATTCAATAGTTGCCCTGTCTTTACTTTCAACATCATTTTTTCTTAGTGATACAATAACAGAACTTTCTCTTCTCAAATACGTTTTAACACAGTTTGATTGAATAAAAGATTCATAGTTATATTCTCTTGAGTCGGTTAGTAATTTAGAATATACCACACCGTATTTAGTCAGAATAGGAACCTCAACAGTTTTTTTAAACTCATCAGAATATAATCTCTTGAAATTACCATTATTATAACTTTCCAGTTTTTCAGTCCAGTTATAATGTTCGTCCAAAAAAGAATCATAATTATTTGATTTCCACTTAACATTTTCAATAGGTCTTAATCTATTTAAGAATCTAATATGGTCAAAAAAAGTGTTGATGTTTATCTCACCAATCAATACTAATTTAAATATCTCAAAAGCATTGTGTTTTTCTTTTGGGTTATCCAACAAATATTGAGAGGTACAATCAACCCCATGATAAATTTGAGTCTCAATTATTTTCTTAATAACATTATCGTCTTGGGATAGTATGTAATCTTTACCAAATATACTAAATGTGGCATCTAACCCACCAATCTCAATAGATTCTACTTTGTGTAAAACTCTTTTTAATTTATCACCACTAAGTTTTCTCATACCCATAAAAGTATCAATAAACTTATTTTTATACTTTTTTAAATCTTTTTTAGTTGGTGCAGGGTATAAATTTCTAAACGAAGACCAGTTATTAGAGTATTTTATGTTGTTATTATCCAAATATAATTTATAGATTAAATCATCATCGGATAAATTAGGGGTCTGACTTATGTTTAATTTTTTGAAAAATACATTGAATATTTCCGAAGCTGAGTAAACCGCGGGATGTTCAATTAGTTCACCTGAAGAAAAATTAATTTGTTTTGGTAAATAACTACCAATCACATTTCTAATATATATTTTCATTTCTGCACATGGTGACTTCCAAAAGGAGTTTTTACGCATTGCTTTTGAAAATTTTCTTTTCTTGTGGTAATTAGTAATGTGCCCTGAGTAAAACGTATTTGTTTTAGAGTTGAACCCGATGTATTTTAAATGAGTTTTAACTCTAAAATATTTAGAACCAGCAATTCTAACTCTAGAGTAATCAAAAACTTTAATAACTGTTTTACCTTCGTTCTGTTCAACAAATATAGTAGTCCTTGACATCTCAACTCTAGCTAAAGGATTACCATAATTTTCTAAAAAATCACTTTCCTTATCTGATTTTGATAGTAAAGTAAATTTACGATTGTAATAATCATGTACAGGACCTACTAAATCATCAAATAATGAATCAACATCATTAGTTTCAATATTTTTAATTCTTTTAGGTTTATATTCGTTGTAGTTCTGAAATATTGACGTAGAATGTCTTACTAACACTTTAGTATATAATGTCTCCTTCATATCGTAAATTTAATTAAAATAAGAGGGAGAGTCAATCTCTCCCCCAATCACAATTTAACACATCTCCTCAGCAAGTTCCCAAAGTTTGGTGTTAATCTGACTAACCGCCAAGATGTTTTTCAACCCTTTGAGTTCTGTTTTTCTACCTGAATTTGAGGTATATTTCAAACCACCTTTAACAAAGTTCTCTTGAATTACGTTGAAGGTTGTCCAAACATCTTTACCCATGTCAGCCTCTCTTTTTGGGTGAACGATAGACATAACATCAAGGGCTGTTGGTACACTACCACTTTTCCAACGAAGGTTAATTGCTCGTTTGATGAAAGTAATCCTTTCTTTATCGGTCATTACCTTGTTCATCATTTTACTAACAGAATTTTCAATCAAAGGTAATCTTGAGGCGAAACTTTCAGTCAATTTTTTCGCATCATCCAAATCAAATCTTTGGTGCTTAACATTAAAAGATTCAGAAACTGAAGTAGGTACTGTCAACCCATTACTACAAACAAGTCGGTGTAAGCCAGCACTTACTGAAAATGTTGCCATACCATTGTGAGAATTGCGAATAATCGCTTCAACCAATGAATCACCTACTTTAGGTAGCTCGCCATTACGGAATCTTAATTCGTGAACTGAATGTACACCTTTACCAATTTGTTTAACTGATGACACATTCCAACCTTGTTTTTCAAAGTTTTCCAAAATTTCCACGGTAGGTACAAATACGTACCTGTTAGACATTTTAGTTGATGGTGATGTTGCAAATACTGATGGTGCAATCTCTTTAATAAGTTCAGGTGTATAAATCATATCAATTATTTTTAATTACATCACAAAGATAGTAATTAATTTTGATATAACAAAGTTAGTTTAAACAAAATTGCCCGAACTTTGTATCTTGAAATAATTTGTTGGTTTTTTCTACTAATATATCATTCTTTTGGACTTTGAGTAGTCCTCCAACAATTTCAATAATTTGAGACCTTGTTAGGGAAACGTCATCACCTTTTTCAATGTTAATATAACACTGTTCTTTGACTTTATTAAAAAAATCATCTTTATTAATATCACCAATTAATTCTGTAAGAGAACTTGGATTTTTTTCAAAAAAAGAAATAAATTGATTTAAGTATATTTCAACATCTACATTCATACGTAAATAATTTTTATTGTTATACCTAACAATAATTAATTTACATAATAAAATCCATTACCCTCATCAGATAATTTTTCTTTTAACCTTTCAGGTATTTTTATATTACTGTTTGTACCTGCTAAGTTAATGAACGCCAATCCAGGAATGTCCGCAATTGATTCAGGTAAACTTTCAAGGTTAGTGTTATTAGGTAAAGCCAAGAAGTTTAATGATTTTAAATTACCGATACTATTAGGTAATTTTTTAACAATATTTTGTAAAAGTAATGCCTGTAAATTAGTAAATCTACTTAATGTTTCAGGAACATCTAAAGCAATATTTTCTTTAGACTTATTATTGATTAGTAAGTGTTCAATATCTTCAGGTAAACTTTCAAATAACTCATCAAAACCGTAAAGAGCAACAAATTTACCTGCAGAACTGTCAGGATAATTAATCTCAACTTTATTACCGCCTTTATTAACCAATCCTTTAGCAAATTCAGGTTTGAAAAAGTCTTTAAGTTCTTTCATCGGACCATTTAACATTTCAACCAAATTAATTTGTCTGTCATGTCTGTCCATGTATTGGTTTGACGGGAAGTGGAATTGATATCTTTCTTGTGGAAGACCTGTTTTCTTACCAACTTGACCCTTATCATCATTAGGGAATACAACATATAATGGACCATCTTTAATATAACCATTAAAATAAGTTAATCCAGGTGATGATGTACACCATCTAGACTCACCTTGGTCATATTCGTGAAATCCACCATACCAAATAGCCGCATCTTTACCAATTTGACCTTGGTCAGAAACTTTAATTAAAGTCCAATTTGGACCTTCATATATAATTTCACCACCAGCATGGTTAAATCCTTGTCTTGTTTTTTTAGCTTCTTTTTTCTCTAACTCAGCCTTTTTCTTTTCAGGGATTTGGAAATCTTTAAGAGTATCAAATAAAGTTTCTACTGTAAATTTATTGATGTCTCTTTGGTCTTGAGGTAAGTATTGTTTAGCTCTTTCAAATTTAGATAGGTCACTAGTAACCTTATATAAATCCTCCATGAATAAATCTCTAGCTCTTTGAACGGCTCTTTTATATTCAGGTGAACGAAAATCGTACTCTTTTTCTTCAGGAGTTAAAGGGATGTTCACAAAGTTTTTAAGTAACCATTGGGAATACTTACCAACTTTAACTTTTTCCATATCATCAACACTAATTGTATCAATATCACCAAGACCCTCGGGTACTCTAGTTGTTGGGTCAGCAAAAACAATCGCCTTAAGAGTTTCAAAATCAATAACTCCTTTAGGTTTTTTCTCACCTTCAACACCTTTAGCTTTAGCAGCTGGTTTAACTAACTTATCGTATAATACCTTGAATCTCGACTGTTCAACAATCAAATTGGATAACAAATCTGTAAATCTCATATCAGTTTCTTTTACAAATAAATATCAATAAAATCAAAAATATTAGTAATTCATAATTAAAAGTTCCTCACCCATGTTTTGAGTCTTTCCTTTTTTAGCCGCAGCCGCTTTAGCAAATTCTTTTTTCTCCCATCGATAAGTCTCTTCAGGGAACCATTCGTGTAAAAGTGGGAAATCATAATAAGACAAACTAAACTTGCCTTTAATACTATGTAATACATTAGCGAGTCGTTCATGGTCGTTTCTATTAAAATCATGGTTTGAATAATAATCCCCCTCACCGACAGAAAAATAAGGTGGGTCAACATAAAAATAAGTCGTAGGATTATCATACTTTTCAATTACCTCTTGAAAATCCATGTTTTCCACAAAAGTAATTTTTTCAAACATTTTTTGCCACTCCGATTTTTTTAATTTATTCATAAATGAAGTAAATTTTGAATGATACTTACCTTTTAAATCAATAAATTTTGATTTGGATGGGTTAGCTCCTGAAAATACCTGTGTTAAAACATAAACATATTTTGCGGCAGTAACATAATCGTAAGGTTCTACTCTGAAATCCTCCGAGAATATTTCATCCTGAAACCTGTTGAATTGTTCAACACATACGGGATTAGTTGGATACACCCCTTTTTCCTGAACCACTAATCTCTCACACTCATCCAAAAGTCGTTGGTGGTTTTTAATACATGTATATAAATTATAATTTAAAGGGTTTATATCGTTATAAACTACCGTTTTTAAATTTGGATATTTATCTAAATCCATATTAAAAAAACACCAAAACATTCCACCAAATGTTTCTACGTATGTTTCCATGTCTTTTGGATAAAATTCATTTATCCATTTTCCTATTCTACTTTTACCACCAATATAACTTAATGCCATAACTTATTTTTTTCTATATTTTTGTTTATTTTTTATTGTTTCAATTACTTCGTCAAATATAAGTCTTTTTCTTTGAAGAAAAAAGTTTGAGTCAAAATAAAATCCGTAATATATATTTTCAATGTCTTTCATTCCTGACCATCCAATAAATTTATATTCTTTATTTTTTGGTCCGTATAATTTGTTAATGTTTGTACCAAACAATAAATTCATTCTTTCATTAATGTTGTTTAACATATCCAAAGACCCTCCAACAATTTTTAAATCACCTCTTTGTGAACCATCTCTTTTATCGGTATTAATTCTTATACATCCATCACCATCAAAATAACCTCTTAAAAAATGTCTTTCAAATTTTTCATTGATTTGAGGATATTTTACAGAAAATGTTTTATTTTGTAATACACCCAATTTTTCTAAATCATTAATTATTTTTTTTCCAGACATAAAAACTTCACAAGTTTCTCTTTTTTTGTTTTTCCAAACATTCATTTCACCGTCAATGGATTTAATAAATTTCTCTAAGATACCAACATCTTTACTATGTAATTTTAAAGTTAATTGATATCGGTGTTTTTTTGGGTCGTTGGTTACGCACCCATCCGCAAATATAAATCCCAAAAAGTAAGCTTTTTCTTCACTGTCTATAGTTTCAAAATAATTTTCATTATATATTTTTTTTCTCATAATACTCTTTAACTAAATTTTGAATAAACTTAGAGATACTAATTTCCTCAGTTTTCATTTTATCAAATAGATGTCGGTCAATACTAATTCCGTATTTAACTTTTTTATCTTTGTTTTCTTTCTTTGGTCGTCCCATATATAATAAATATCACAAAATATATTAAAAGTGCGTTAAAAAACAAATAAATTAAGAATTATTTTTATTGTTTTACTTTATTGATTGTTTTTTCTATTTTTAAAATAAATTAATATTGATATGGAAACGACAGAAAAAAAGAAATGTAAAAGTTGTAGAAAATTCACTTCATACCATTGGTCATTGGTTGTGATTTCTTTCTATATTTTGTTTGCCGCGGTTTACGGTACAATAAAATTAGTAAAAGAACTTATGTTATTGTTTTAATTAGTTCTTTTAAATTTAACGAATAACTTAACAAACATATCCCCACTATTATGATACCCCTTACCTTTAACCCTTAATGGTTTAGAGGTGTCAAAAATATCAGGTAATTTAATTGATATACTCCCGAGTGGGTGTGGAACCTCTATGTTGTCTTTTTCAAGTTCATCTTTATTAAGATATGAGTTATAGATTAAATCGTCGCCAATCTTTTCAAAATTATTTTGAGGAACTGATTTAACTCTAATAACTAAATTACCATACATACCATCAATGTAATCACCTTTACCTTGTAACTTTAAAAATTGACCGTCGTCAATACCATGAGGTAATTTTATTTTTATACTTTCCAAAACTGACTTAGTTGTTTTACCATTACAACTTAAACAGGTTTTACTATACAAAAATCCAGACCCTTTACAGTTATTACACGCCTGTCTAACCATTTGATTGAACATACTATTACCTATCTTATGTACATGAAATCCTTGTCCATTACAAACATGACAGGTAATTCTGTCTCCCCCAGAACCATTACAGTCATTACATTGTAATTCTCTATTATATGTAATAACTCTATCACCAGCCAAAAATGAATCTACCGCACCTATATTCATTTCAATTATTTTATCGGGAACCCCTCTTTTTCTTGAGGTATAAAATTGATTACCAAATAAATCTTCAAATGGATTAAACCCACCACCGAATGGATTTTGTTTTTTACTATCGTACATTTTTCTTTTATTTTCATCTCCCAAAGTGTCATAAGCTTCAGATATTTTTTTAAAATTATCTTCAGACCCTCCTTTATCGGGATGATGTTCAACCGCTAATTTACGATACGCCTTTTTTATTTCATCTTGTGTGGCGTTTTCATTAACACCTAATACCGTGTAAAAATTATCCTGATTCATTTACAATATTTATTTAAAACCTTTTTAAGTTATATTTTAATAATATAATCAAAATAAGTTATAAAGTAATGAACTACTCCGAAAATTACCTTATAGTTCTTTTTAAGAATAAAAGAAAAAAGAAAATAATCAATAAATTTAAGACTCATAAAAGAGCTAAAGAATTTTTTGATAATTTATTATCGGAATCCAATAGTGTAATATTTGATAAACAATACGAAAATGGTGTTAAATCAAAATATGAAATCGCAATATTAGAACGAATGTCAGGTACTATGTTACCAATCTTTTTAAAAGATGAACTAGGTAGAAATATTAAAGTTGAATTGGATGATGAAAACTATAAAATAATTAAGATTGAGGATTATAAAGAAGACGAGTATATTTTAGATTATTCTAATTCAAATAAATTAACAACTAAGGAATTCATTAAGACTTTTTTGGACCCGTCAGGATTCAAATTAATATCTAAATTAAATAATAAGATTATTGTACAAAACGACGATAAAATAAATTTATTTACACTTAAAAATGAAGATGATTCTTTAAGGTTTGTAGATAGTTTAAGTGAATATTTTAGACTACATAAAAGGTTTGATTGTATCTTTGTTAAAGATTACTCAACACAACAAAGAAAGTACTTATACGAACTTTTGGTTAATAATGGTTTTCCTAAGAGTTATTTGGTTCGTCGTTCAACGACTCATCCAGTAAAAACATAAATTGAACGTTGGATAATTCAATCATAAATTGAGAATGTCCATGGTCAATTTCTCTAAAATTTTTTTGTACTTTTTTAAACTCGTCTTTTTTAAGCTCTAATGCAACTGCTATTTTTCCATTTGGAAAAAGTGTTTCTAACCCATCGGAAATCATTGCCAGTTTTTCAATTATCCCATCAATACTTTTTTGATTCTCTTCCATAGTGATAATTTTTCAGGTTGTTTAGGTAGAATATCTTCTTTTTTTAATTTTTTTATATTGGCGATGATGGTTTTTTTTTGAGATTCTAATTCTGTTTTATCCTTTAGTCTCTCCTTCTCCAACCACTCTAACGCCCTCGAGTTCGTCTTCAGTGTCATCTAACTTAATCTTATTGTTTTTTATTTCAAATTGAAGTTCTTTTAAATTGTGTAAATTTTGTTTTTCAAATAATACTTTAAGTTCGTTAACTTTAGATTCAAATAGTTTTTCTTTTTCTTCTCTTTCTAAATTATATTTAACAATACTTTGAATGTTCTTTGAAGTTAATTCAATGTCTTCTTCATTTATTTCACTAACAAAAGAAAAAAATCTATGTCCTTGAATTTGTGATTCTTGTTCTAAAATTTTATCTTCTCTAACAAATTTTTTAGGTAACTTCCATGTATTTGGAAAATTAACATCAAAACTTAGATAGTTTTTAATTTTTCTAACCGATTGGATATACGGTAGTAATGCTGAAAATTCTTTATATAAACTCATTCTATTAAATCTTGATTAGGTATGTTAAAATATAAGACAAAGATAAACCAAAAAACATAAGTTCCCTCCCAGACAATATAAACTGTTCGGGAGGGTTTTTACTAAGGGCACTTATAAACCTGAAAATTGTTCTACTAACATTTAGTGCTGTAAAAATAAAAACGAATAAAAAAATCGTGTCTAATGTATACATTATTCGTTTGTTTTCTTTTCGTCTAATATTTCAAGTCTTAATTGTTGTAGTAGTGATTTAAGTTCCTGAGCTTGTTTTCTTGCTCTGGTTCCTGCACTTTTGTTACCTTTGTAAAATTTAGTAACATCGACTGATAATTCTTCAGTCAATAATTTAATTTTTTCTAAAGTTTCCATTTTTTTATATTTTTAAAGTTTTTATCTTAATCTAAGATTAGTTTTTTTTATTATATAGTAAACAATAACTGAGTTTTTTTAATTTTTCAAATTTCTATCCAAAGTCTTATAAATTGTAGCTATCATATCTAAATCAGACTTGGTAAATGGTTTTTTAACATCGAATAGGTCATTGAAGAAGTTACCTATTGACTTTCTAACCTTATCGTCAGTTTGATTGTAAAATATGTCTTTAAAGAAAGACTGAAAATATTCGTAGTGGTCACCCTTTTTTAAGAATTTAATATTTTCTTTTTCAAAATTCTCAACGGTTTTGTTCCAACACCAATCAAAGTGTTTAACATTATCGTCCTCTGACATTACTATTTTAGTTTCATTAGGTAATGTATTTTCACCCAAATAGGTATCAACTATAATTATGTTTAATGAATGTGAAAAATCAGAAAACAAATCTAGTTTTTCAGGTATGATATTGTTTACCCTAAACCATATGTCAACATCCTCAGGATTCAACGGTTTTGTTATATAATTAAAAAAATTCTCCATAGATTTGGTCTATGGAGAAATAATAATTAATAATATAATAATGTAAATTATTGTGTTTTTTGATTGTAACCCATTAATGATTTCATTCTACCAAATTCCTCATTAATTTTTTGAGCTTTTTTAGGGTCAATAGATTCTAACTTAGTCATAATTTTATCACCCTCATCCTCACCTGTCTTATCGTTAACAATAGGTTGTGGTGCTTTATTGTATGCCTTTCTTTTAATCTTAGCTAACAAATTATCTTTTCTAATTTTATTTCTTTTTTTGTTAACATCAGACTTACCTGTGTTTGCCCACTCAGGATTATTACCTGTTCTTGAAGAACCTTCAATATTGTCTGTTACCCAATCTTCATTAGGACTTATTCCGTCATAATCCAAATTCTCTAAACCAGCTGCGGTAAAATTATCAATATAATCTTGAACAGCTCCTGATGGTACATAAGCCTTTTTACTCATTTTTGCTAGCTCTCCGTTTCCTTTTGGAAAGAAGTCGGGATTCTCTTTGTATTCACCTTTAGAACCATCTTTAAGATATTCTTTCATTTTTTTAGCGGTGGCCTTTAAAGCATCACTATTTTCTTTACCATCTTTAGCATGAATTTGTTTATATTTTTCTAAACCTTTAGCAGTTCCTAATTTTATATTAGATTTCTGTTCTTCCATAATAATTTTTTCAATTAATTTAATCATTTCAGATTCTTTAAGTTTAACTGATTTTTTCTTGTGTTCAGAACCCGCATACCCTTTAATATTTTTAGCAAAGTTCGCCATTTTAACCACTGATGGATTATCAGATTTCATAGCTTTATCTATACATTTTTTAGTTACTTCACCTTCTTCAGATGCTAAACCATTTCTTTTACACCAAGAACCAAATTTACCTTCAGTTCCTTTCTTCTCAATTTTTTCAGTAGCTTTTTGTATGAATTTTTTACCTTCTCCTAAATTTGAAGTGTCTTTATATTTTTTACCACCTAACTCAAAAGTACCACCTTTAGGGGTTTGTTTTAATTTAGCGGTAAAAGCATTACCTTCCTCAGTTTCACCTTCTTCAGAAACCATTTCACCAGCTCTAAATCCTGCAGGTGTTCTGAAATTAGGGTCGTTAATATTCTTACCTTTACTCTTCATACTTCTAAGTTTTTTAAAATCAGCACCTGTGATTTTACCTTTTGGTTCTGCAACGTCAATTTTGTGTTGTTTTCCGTGAAGTTCTTCGCTCATTTCTAACTTTTTATGATATCTACAAGCCTCTTCATTGTATTCTTCAGAATCTTTAGAACAAAATCTGTTAACCCTATCTAATGGGTCACCATCATCATCCGCTGACGTTATTTCTAAATTATCTTCCATAGATATTTCTTCTTTATCTTCAGCAACATAATCAAATTCTGTAGATGCGTTTTTTAAATAACCTATTTCTTCTTCATACATTCTGTTAGACCCACACTGTTCACAAGTTTCACCTTCTTTCATTTCACCACCACATTGTTCACATGTTTCCATTTTTTCGTTAACTTCAGATGACATCATTTCGTCAACTTCTTCATCGGTTGGGATTTTATTTTTTATCTTGGAAACTAATTTATTGGCTTTTTCCTCCAAAGTTTCATTAATAACCTTATTTATTAAACTATCTATGTAAGTTTGATTTAATTTTTTCATTTTACTTTTTTATTATAAATATCAATTATTTTCAGTTTATTTTGAGTTTTTGTTTTTTTCATATTCATAAGCTAAAATTGTTTTAATCACATTTTCACTTATATTATGTTCTTTACTTACTTTTGATATTACCTTCTTAAGTGTCTCGTTTTCAAAAATATTTAAAGCTTTAATATCACCTTGGTTACAATATGGAAATGTCTTACATTTCTTTTTAACCTGAACAAATTTGCCTCCAGGTATTTGTGGTTTTGAAGCCCCTCTAAAATCTTTTTTGTTCATTGATTTAGCCCACATTTTAGGTGTTGAATATTGACCAGCAGAGGATGAGCTAGTCGCTTCTTTAGCTTCAATTTTTTGTAATTTATCGTAATACTTTGGGTCTTCAAATAAATGGTCCATCGCGATTTCTTTAGCCTTACCTCTATCGTCAGTATGTTCCATTTCAACCTTAATACCTTTGTTGAGTTGTTTTTTTAATTCTTTTTCAACCAACCCAATATCTTTACCTTTTTGTTTGTTTTTATTAACAAGGTCTTCAAAAGTTTTGTTATCCGCTTTACCACCTTTTAGTTTTTCCTCAGACATTTGTTTTTTCTTTCTACCTTGACAATGAGCCCTTTGCGAAAAACCTTTTGGGTTTTTACAATCAATACTTTTTTTATATTTTTCTGACCACTTTTCTTCTACCTCTTCCGATTCATAAACAAAACCACCTTTAACTTTTTTCTTTGGTTGTTCATCTTTAAACATACTATCAAGTCTTTTAGGTTCAGTGGTAAATAAAGGTTGACTATATCCACCAGCTGACCCCGCACCTGTAGCCTCGGTTGTTTCTCCATCTTCACCCATAATAGGTTTCATAGATGTTAATTTACCAATAGGTTTTTTAATTTTCTTTTTACCAGTTAAATCACTTACTTTCATGGTTTTAATAGGTCTTCTAATTATTTGTTCGTTACTTTCGTCTTCATTAGTAGGGACAGCATTAATGAACTGATTAACCGACATAGCACCTTCGGGTCCTTGGATAACGTTCATATCGCTAGCGGTCTTTCCGATTGCGGTTTTTAAATTTCCTGATAAGTTTAAGTTTTTAAGCATTTTTTAATCTAGGTTCCCAATAACTTCTTTGAGTCCACATAAAATTGTAAAACTCTCTGAATATTTTTATGGTGATATCTTTAACATCACCTTTTAATTTACCTCTTTTAATTTCTTGAGCAACTAAATCAATCATTTTGTCTTCGTGTTGACGCAAAGTACTAGAACCAAGAAAATCTTTAATTTCTTTTCTAATCATTGTTTCAATTTCTCTTTTTTCAGTTTGAGTTAGAGCCATATTCCAATCAATATTGAGGTTGATATTATTCCAATAACCGAACCTATCTTATAAAAGATACCTTCGGTTTTTCTTCTTTTAATTTCTTTTTTTAAATTATCTGTTAATTCTTTAGAAATCTTTAGTTGTTCGTCTTTTAAAACTATAATACATTGATTATTTGTGTCTTTAATAGTCAATAGTTGTATAATACTATCTTTAACTTCTTCTCTACTTTCAATTAGGGATATTTTTTCTTGGTATAATTTAACTTCTTCTTCACACCCATCCAACTTTATTAAATCTTTAACAACCTCTTTAGCGGTTTCCTTACTAAGAATAACTTTAGTTGTGTCGGTTAATTTAACTTTATTTTTTACCGTATCTATTTGTGAAAAACAATTCAAGGTCATTAACGCCAAAATTGTCAACATTACGAATTTTTTCATCAGTATTTCTTTTAATTATGTTAATAGTTTTATCAACTTTTTCTATTTTATTTGTTATATTAGATATATCACCATTTAATGTTATTATCTTATTATTAATTTCGGTGTTAATTTTACTAATAGAATCCACGTTAGTTTGTAATGATTTTATTTTGTCTTCATACTTTTTAACATCGGTTTTAATAGTATTAACACTAATTAAATTAATAATTAATAAAATTGCTATAACAGATAATAAAACAAATTCTTTAGTGATTTTCATATTATTCTACGTCTTTAGTTTTCTTTCTCGATGCTAATATTTTAGCCCATTTAGATTTAAATTTTTCGTAATATGTTTTTAGTTTTTCAATCAGTTCCAAAAAATTCTCATCTGTTTTAATCATATCACCATTGATATATATACCATTCTCTTCTCCAATTGAAAAGAAGAATTCTAAATCAAACTCGATTAATTTACCTGACCACTCAACATTTTGTGGAAACACATTTAAACTATTGAAATCTACTAAATCAGAAACTTCATTGACAAACTCTTCCATTGTCTCTTGGAAAGCAACTTTTTCATCAGTAGTTAGTTCAACATCTTTTTTGTCTTTACCATTTAACACTAAAATACCGCCAGATATTCTATAACCTTGTTTTTTATCTTTACTTGGGTCTGTTTGGTCTTCAATTGTATCTTCAACCGATTTAGTTATATTAATTTTTTTAGTCACATTGTCGTCAGTCAAATCAACACCTTGTTCAGTTATAATTCCGTATTTACTACGAATTCTTTCATAATCCTCATTAAGATTATTATTACTTAACATCTCTCTAGATGCTCTTAATAATTGTTTTATTTCATCATGTGTATTCTTCATTTTCAAGTTTCTTTAAAAAGTATTCAAAATTAAATGATGGGTTAATGTCTGTATACATAATATCATAATTACTTCTACTAACAACACCTTCATATTTTTCAATTCCATTTATTTTAGTATTGTGCCCAATAAATTGTGGTTTTATTGACATTTCTGAGAATATTTTCTTACACAATTCAATTGTTTTTTCGGTTTGAATTTCTGTGTAAGGTTCCCAAAAAAAGTAATCTCTCCACTTTTTTTCGTACACTTTACCTTTATAAATATCACCAATCCAATTAATGTAATAATCTTTTAGGGGTTCTTTATTTAACCAACCCAAATTTTCTAAAGAAATAATAATACCGTTCCTGTTTATATTTGGAGAGTCGAATATATTTGAGTGTTCAATGTTGTTTAACAACTGAATTATGTCACCATTTCTGGTAATAATATAATTTGGGATTTTGTTGTAGTTACCGTTAAATCGGTACGTTAAAGAATTTATATAACTATCGTACTCTCTACCAGTATGAATTAAAATTATCTGATTTTTTTTCTTTTGTTTGCCACTTGGACTAAACTTGTTATTTTTTACTATATCTAACATTAACCATAGTGGTTCAGTAGTTTATTTTACATAACTTAATCTCTTAATCCCATCATCTGTAGTGGTGGTTGTTGTGGTATCGACAGTATGTCCATTTTCATCATACATTTCACCAATTTCATTCACATAATATTTAACAGGTACCTCAACTATTTTTTCAACTTCCTTGATGACTTCAATTGGTTTTTCAACTTCTTTAATAACTTCAACAGGAACCTCGACTATTTTTTCAACTTCTTTAATAACTTCAACAGGAACCTCGACTATTTTTTCAACTTCTTTAATAACTTCAACAGGAACCTCGACTATTTTTTCAACTTCTTTAACTTCAATGTTATTTTCATTATTGTCTTTATATTTTATAAAGAAATGTAAAGAAGTTAATGATATGATAGGTAGTAAACCTCCTTCTAAAAATGCCAACCATCTTTTTAATGAAATAATATCACCTACATCTGAACCTAAACTTTCCCACACAGGTAATGTTAACTCAACCCAAGCTTTGAATAACTCACCATTAGCGTCTATTTCTTTATAGGAGTAAAAGATATTACCTATCATTTGAATAAATGTGACTAATCCAAACATAAACCAAACCCCACCTTTTATTTTATTAGTGGCGGCAACCAAAGCGGTCATAGCCCCAACCTCAATAGCGATAGATAAGTATATGGCCCAGTTAATTGGGTTTGCGATATCATACCACGAAACTACGTGTGATATTGAAATACCCGCAACGAGAACAATAGGGACTAAAAACATAGCCCTATTAGGATTATTTTTTATCCACTCAATAATTCTCTTCATTATTTTTGTAGTTCTGAAATTTCTTTATCAATTTCTGTTTGACGATTAACATCTAACATTTTTCTGTCAGTGGCCTGAATCATCCTTTTTTCGGATTTTAAACCTTCAATTTTAATTTCTCTTCTTAATTGAATCGATAATGAGTCGACACTTTTATCAACTGATTTAACTTCTTTCGTGATTTTATCTACTCTACCATTGGTTGAGCATGTCTTCAAAAAGATGATTAAAACTAAAATTGTTGTAATTCTAACACCCCATGTGTCAATAAAATTTAAAATATTTTTCATAGTTATATTTTTTTATTTAATAAAAGTAAAAAACCTTCTACTATAATAAATAGAAGGTTTTCACCATTTTTACATATAGTCAAATAATATTGAGCTATCGTTTCGTAATTTTCTTAAAGCCTTTTCCTTAATCTGTCTAACCCTTTCTTTGGTTAAATTAAAATCACCACCAATATCCTCTAAAGTTCTTGGTGTTCCTGTCAACCCAAAATAGTCCTCAATTATACATTTTTCTCGGTCATCCAAAGAAGATAATAACCTCATCAAATTTTGTTTTAATAAATCTGTTGTATTGAATGACGCATCGGGCATTTCCGCGTCAGGGTTTTTAACAACATCAATAAGTGTATCACCATCTTCGTTAATTTTCATGTCTAAATCAACAATGGATGGGAGACTTTGATATTTTTTATCCAAGGTACCACCATTACTTTCAACCTCTTTTTTAGCTCTATGCAAATCCTGAACCACATTTACAGGTAGTCTTATGGTTCTTGCGTTATCATTAAGTGACTGTAATATTGATTGTTTAACCCACCAAACAGCATATGAAATAAATCTAAGGTTCTTACTCCAATCAAAATTTTGAATCGCCTTCATTAAACCTAAATTACCTTCAGCAACCAAATCAGGAAAATCAAGACCTTGATTTTGATATTGTTTTGCAACAGTAATAACAAACCTCAAATTACCTTCAAGTAACTCCTTATTAATCTTATCTCTATCCGAATCAGTAAGGTTACCAGAATTAATTAATTTGGCCAATTCTCTCTCCCTTTCAGGTGTCATGACCTTAATCTTACGAATGTCCTTTAGGTAGTACTGAATTTCTTCTTGGTTGATAGGAATTGTTGAATTTTTTTCTTTCATATATTTAATTAAATTGTTTTTGAGTATTTTTCTAAAATTTGTTTTTCGATATCGGTTAGCGAAGATAAGCCTTTTTCTGATATTTTATCTAAAATATCATCAATAGTTGGTTCTTTTTTCTTAGTTTTTAAATTTGTTAATTCAAAATCATCATCAACCTCATCTTCCTCGTTCAACAACTTAATAAACTCAAATTCGCTAATTCTATCGTCAACATCGTTTATCGATTCTTGTGCCTCAATCTTAAGACCTGACATAGTTTCACTATTATCAATATCAAATAGATGTTCGTAAATACCTTTAGTCAAACTTACTGACAATTTGTCATGGTTATAAGGTACCAAAACATGGACAATATTTGAACCTGAAAATATAATACCTAAAAACTCTTTAATGTCATCAAACGTTTCGACAGAGCTAAATGTGAATATTGCCGACGATTGTCCGTAATAAAATTTTATATTTTTAGAGTTAGCTATAACCGAGACTTCATTAGCAACACTTTCAATAAATTTATCTTGTTCTTTGTGTTCCCCAAAAAGGAACATAATGTAATCACTCATACTGTTTAAGTTATTGTCTTACAAAATTACATCAAAATTATTGAATAACCAAATTATTGAGAGACAAAACTAATATTGTCTTCTTTTCTAATTTTAATAATGTTATCCGCCCAATTATTAACCAATGGATTGTGGGTGATTACAAATATCTTTTCAAAATATTCTTTTATTTTGCTAAAGAATTCAGAAACCATGTCAAGATTATCATTAGATATCTTACCAAAAACTTCATCGAATACAACTATATTTGGTTTAGGTAATGAACATATTTTACTTAATACCGCTCTTAAAGCTAAAGAAGCTATAGTTCTTTCATATCCTGAACCTGATGACATTAACTTTTCTATCTGAGTGTTGTTATCAATCATAATAAATTCAACCTCATTTTTATCGTTAATTCTAATTTCAAGTCTGAAGTGAGAACTGTCCTCAAGAAGTCTTTGTAATTCAGAATTAATTAATGGCATCATTGTTTTCATAATCATTTTTGAAATCCCATTTTTACCAAAAATTTCTAAATATATTTTAAATATTTTTTCTTTTTCCGCCTCTTCTTCTATCTTAATAATTGTTTCTTTATTTTCTTTAATTTTGGTAGTTAAAGTTTTTATTTGATATTCAAGATTATCAATGTTTCTTTGAGTCTGTGTTTTTTCCCTATCAAGTTCATCTAATCTTAAACCAGCTTTAATTATTAGACCGTCTGTTTTGTTGTTTTCAGCAATCTTATCCTGAACTTCATTATACCTATCTAATTTAAGATTTAAAGCTTGAATTTTAAGATTGATACTTTCAATACTTACTTCATACTTTTCTTTGATAAGTTTGTTTTTCTCGTACTCATCGAATTCTTTCTTAAGTTTTACGAAACCTTGTTCTTTGCTGTTTAAATCCTGCATTAACTTAGTTTTTTGGTCTTTATGCACGATAAACCCATCAAGTTCGGCTATTTTAGAGTTAGTTATTGCCGCGTTCATTAACTCAATACCACAATGTTCACATTTGATTCCACCCTCAACAGAAGACTTTAAAGTATTGATATCGGATATTTGCGTATCAATACGTATCAAATCTTTATAAACCTCAGCAACTTCTTCTTTAACCAAATCATGTTCATCTTCGTGATAATAAGATGAAGGTTCAATAACTTTAACATCTTGTAATTGTTTTTCAACTTTAACCCTATCGTTTATAAAGTTATTAATTTCTTCTTGAACTTTGTTAGGTGAAATTAAACTAATGTCTTTATCAATGGTATGTTTACTTTTTAATAAATTATCTCGGTATTCATTACCTATTGTTATTTTACCTAATATTTCTTTTAAAGATTCTTTTGAATTATCTATGTCAATATTATATTCACCAATTTTAATTGCGTATTCTTCATTATCTGTTTTTAATTTTTCACTACTATAAACATTAGATAACATTGATTTAGAAAATTGACTATATATTTCCTTTGCAACATCTTCTTTTCTTTTAAGAAAATCTAAACCCATAAATCGTGATAATACCTGACCTCTAGCGGTTGGTTTAGAATCTATTAGTTCTTCTAAGTTAGTTGCGGTTGTTAAAATTGTCATTAAAAAATCGTCTTTTGAGCCAATTGAAGTTTTAATGAACGCTTCTGTTTCTCTCCTTTGTTCACCAGTAAAATTTTGTAAACTACCATCTGATAGTTTTTTAAAAAAATCTAATTCGGTTTTAACATTCCAATCACCTGATTTAGATTTTTTTCTCTCAATATTTCGGATAATTATATATTCATCCCCATCGATAATAATTTCACCTTTAACATGAACTTTATCTCGATTGGTAAACCTATTAAATACTTCTTCAGCTTTACTTGTTTTAGTGGTTTCATTAAAGAAAAGAAATAATAATAAATCAACGGTTAATACAGTTTTACCACCAAAATTAGGCGGATTAGATTCAACAACATTAATACCATTACACTTATCAAAATCTAATTTTTGGTTCTCACCGTAGGATAAGAAATTTGAAAACTCTATATTTTTAATATACCATCTCTTAAACGGTGCCACATCGCTACTAGTTGCCGCCAATTGATTATCAACTACCGAATTTAATTCAACTATTTTATCGGTTAAACTTTCATCGTACTTAGTCTTAAGGTAAGTTTTAATTAAATCAAGTTGGTAATTTTCATCAAGAATGTTAAATGAGATGTCAACATTATTTTCAACCTCTTCAGTAATTTTAGTTTTGGTAATAACATTAACATTATTAGTTACATACTTTTTTTGAAAGTAGTGTCTTACGCTTTTTATTTTTTCTTGTGTAAAATTTTCAGCATAATCTTCCCATATTACCTGAATATAGGGATTATCTAAATTTTCGATATTAATATCTTTTATCATTATTTTATAATTAAATTCTACATGTGGATTAAATAAATCCATTTTTTAGTAATTAGACTGTTTTTGTTTGTACCACTTCAAAAGGAACTTCTTCACCATTAAAATTGATATTTAAATCATTTGTTTTACCTGAAAACTTAGCTTTAATCTGTTCCATTTGAGTTTCAAACATTTTCATGTATTCTTTTTCCATTTTTTTCTGTTGAGCTTTCATTTTTTGATTTCTAGCGGCAACTTTTTTTCTGTGTTCTTTTGCTCTTTTACCCATTTTATTTTATTTTTTAGTTTGTTCTTTATAATCTATAATGAATCCAATTGCAACAATCAAGTTCATCCCTAAACTAGCCAATATTTCGTGGACATCATCATAAACATTATTCATTAAATGTATATGTCCTACCATCCAAAAAGGTATTGACAGATTTTGACTAATCCATACAATAGTGAACTTGGTGAATCTTTTCATTATAAGTGTTTATTTGGTCTGTTTTCCTCAAACCACTCAATAATACCATTAAATGCCCAAACAAAACCTGACGCTAACATACCATCAAAAAACCAAGAAAAGGCGGGATGTATGTTGAACAGTGAGTTGGCTGGTGAATAAAATGCTATTGATAAGAAAAATCCTACCCATGTTGAGGTACACATCATACAACTTAATAGGTCTGAAATAAACATCCCTACTTGATTGAATGGTGAGTACGGGTTAGTACCCCATTTACGTAAAAAGTCTCTAAACCCATTAAAAATTGAGCCATAGACTAAAATGTTTGATTGTCCATACGCAATCAATAACCAAATTAAAATTAGTGTTATCATAAATTTTCTATTATATTTGAACCTTTCATATAAACCGCACCTGTTTGACTATTATTTGTCATCGAGTTTTTTAGTTTATCCTCAAGTTCGTTTATTTTTTCATTTTTTAATTTTAAGTCTTTTCTTAAATTCTGTAAAGTAGTCTCCAACATTTTAACTTTGTTTTCGTCTATAGGAATGTCTAAATTACGTCTAAGTTCATCTAATTCCATGTCCTTTTTAGACATTTCATTTTGGAAAATATTTTCCATTTCGGTTATTTTAGTGGAAAATATTTGTACCTCTTTTTGAGATTCTTCGAGTTTAATGGAAAATTCTTGTTTTTCTTTTACCAACTGTTCTATTTTTTCAAACAGTTCGTTTTCAGTATTTTTGTCGGAAATATATTCTATTTTTGAGACAATTTTTTCAACAGGAACCTCCTTAATAACTTCTTTTTCAATAATTATTTCTTTAATAACCTCAATAGGAATTTCCTTAATAATTTCAACCTCTTTTATCACTTCAACAGGTATTTCCACCCGTTTTTCACGGATTACCTCAATTTCCACTTGTTTTTCATCTTCTCCACCCGTTTTTCCCAACAATCCATACTTTTTAATATCAAATCCCTGTTTAAAACAATCCTGAATAAATTTATTAATATCTGTTATACCATTCAGCATACAGAATTCATAAATTTCCTTATTGTTTTTTATTTCAACAGAATACATTTAAGCGTTTGCCAATTTTTCAGTACCGTTAATAATGTCGTCAAATGATTTTAATCTAAAAGATAAAAATGGTTTTGGGTTATCCAAATCAACAAATTCATAAGAATCATTCAATACGTCATAGATACCAAACCCATGTTTTTTTATCGTTTCACCATAATTTTGTTGAATTGTTGAACCAACCATGTAAGCTTTTTTCTTGTTGGGGATATCAAATATTTGTCGCTTATGTATGTCACCACATAGTACAAGGTCAACCCCGTTGAACTTAGATGAATCAAAACCACTCTCAAATTTATATCCGATGTCAGTAGATAAGCCAATAACTGGTCCGTGAAATAAACCAATCTTAATCCTATCTGTTGTTGGAATTTCAGGAGGTAGGTTGTGTTCCATAAGTGAGTAAACAACCCACTCAATGTTTTCATCTTCGTAAGTACCTCTGTTTTTGTAATATACAATATTTTCATTCTGTAATGAATCGATAATTGGTGTTAAAGCATCCAATCTTTGAGTGTTATTCTCAAGAAAGTCGTGATTACCAATAATAATTATCGTCTTAGATATTTTAGCACATTCACTCAAAACCCAAGAAACCATTTCAATTAATTCAGGGGTCATTTGATTTTTACTGTGTACCAAATCACCAGTAAAAACTATACGGTCAGGTTTAATTTCCTTAAATCGCGACAACATGTCTCGAATAATGTCTCGATATAAATCATGGTCTTTAAAAAGACGAATATGTAGGTCTGAGAAATGTACTAATTTACTAATCATTTAACTGTTCTTTATTTTTAATTTCAATACTACCTAAAGAACTTGCTTTTCTCCATCTTTCTTTAAAAGATGCTACATCAAATTCTTCATCATTAACTTGACCCATTTTTTCAACTATGGGTGTAATCTCAATGTGTTTATTTTCAAGTTTACCATAAAGGTAACCTTCTAACCAAATGTAAAATTCTTTATGAGTCATTATTTATCAAAAAGTTGGAAGTCTTCATTTACATGTCCGCACTTTTCACACATATAAGTTGGAAAAGGTACTAATGTGTCCTCAGAGCTTCCAGTTAATAATTTAGGAACTTTTTTTATCAATGTGACTTCTTTGAAGAATTTATTATCACACATCTCACAAACAACAGTTTCTTGTTGTTTTAAATCGATTTTAGGTTTTAAAATATCATCCATAATCAAATATAATTATTTATAGTTTATTAGTCAAATAGTTCCCCATCTTCATATTTAATACCGTTGTTATAACATCTTTAGGTACTCTAAACTCTTCATATTCACTATTTTCCTTTAATAAAACAACAATACAACCATAAACTTTCAAGTTTTCAAATTCAGTTCCTTTTAACATTTCAACCAATAACTTTCCGTAGAATGGTAATTGTGTGTAGTAGTGCCCCAAAGCATTGTCAGGTAAATTATGAAATGGTGGTTTCATTTTTTTGGTAAACTGGTTAACTTCGAAGTTTTTGGGTTTATTTGTTTTATAGTCAGTAATTAGAAACCCATAACCATTTTTTTCTTTATTTTCAATTAACCAACAATCATCACCTTGACCAGTATATCCCAATTCAGGGTGCCCCAAAACGATTTCAGTGTCTAATAAAACAGCATTTCGTTGTTTCATAAGTTCCAAAAAATTAGAACCCGCAGTTACCATAGAATCACTTTTTAATATTTGTGTAAAATCACAATCAAATTCAGGTTGTCTAACTTCTTTAATTAAACCAAATAACTCAATTGATTTTTTTTCTAATAAATAATGAGTTCTTGAACCCATATTAGTTGAGTATGTTCCAGCATCAGACCATTCTTTCAATAATCTTTCCTTTTCTTTAATATCACCTTTAGCCTTTTTTTCCGCTATTTCATCAGCAGGAAACTCATCATAAAACAATTTCATAATTTTAGATACCGAAGACCAATCATCCCTGATTTTACCATATTTATCCATCATAGTGTATTTATGGAATTTTTCTTCAAATGTAAGATGAAATTCTTTTCTTTTTTCATCCAAAACATGTCTGATTTGATTTGCTATTTTATTTAAATTCATATTATTTTTTTCCTTTTTTATAATTTTCATCACACCATAATGGTTGGAGATTTGTATAATGACAAAGTGTATAAACTTCTTCCTCTGTTTTTGCCGAAGCTAGTGGTATTATATGGTCTATATGCCACCCTGTGTGTTTATAATTGTCCCAAGACATACCTTCGGTAAATCGTTCTTCAAGATAAATTTTTAATTCTTTTGGAGAACAACCCACAATATTAAAAGTGTTATTTGTTTTTATATCAAAATTAACACTTTTAATAAAATGTTTAACTCTGTTTCTAATATTAACTTTTAACTTATACAAAGTGTCATTATCATAATTGTTTTGATGTCGATTGTTTCTACTTTTTTTAACCGATTGATTATTGTTTTTTTGATAGTTAACCTGTCTTAATATTTCATTTTCTCTATTCTTATAATAAAAATTTTTATACTCTATCGATGTACATTCTCTACATCGATATCTTAAACCATCAGGTGTGTACTTATCTTTATTATATTCACAAAGTAATTTTTCAACACCACATTTTTTACAAATTTTTGTGTCCATTTTCACGATAATCTTTTAATAATTTATTTACTAAAGATGACAAATTAATATGAAGATTCCTATAATAATTTAAAAGCTCAGGTTCTAATGCAACAGATACTTTAGTTTTTTTTTCTTCTTCTTTTTTCTTAATTCGTCCCATATTAAATAAATATATTAAAAAGTGTGATTATTGTCAATTTTATTTAAATCCATTTAATTATTTTTAATTCTTTATTTAATTTATTAGATAAATCAATGGAACTTTTAGTTCCTTTTGAAACTCCATCCCAAAACGCGAAAACAATATCAGAGTTTTCAATTATATCTTTATTTCTTCTAAATCCTGCCGATTTTCCGTACTTGTCCCATTCTGGGTAAAAAATTAAAACTTCTTTGTTTTTTTCTTTAGCCCATCTTTCACCTAAAGTATCAGCTCCTTTAGCACCTCCACTAACAATTAGTGTTATTGTGTTTTCATATTCTAAAAGAGTTTCAAGAACTAAATCATAGTTATTAAAACTTCTACTACCAATTATAGCTGCTTTCATATTAAAATTTCATTTCGTAATAATATTCTTTAATATCACCTTTTAAATCACAAACATCCTTATCTATAGGTAGCTTAACAATTTTAACCTTACCATAAAGTTCACCACCACTTATTTCTTCATATAACCTTACAGCATCACCCCAAGCATCACCATCAAGACAAATTGTTATATTACCCTTAGCTTTATTATATAATGAATTAAAAAGTAGTTCACTCATATGTTTACCCAGCATGGGAATACTGTTTTCCAAAAAAAATCCATCAAACACACCTTCAACCAAATATATATCTTTATCCCAATCTATTAAATTTTCATTGAAAATTATTTTATCTTTTTCAGCTTGTGGGTTTTTATATTTTGCTTTAGTGTTTGGGTCCCAGCTTCTTGCTATATAATAATTTAATTCACCTTTTGTATTATATGATGGTACAACTACTCTACCTTTGTGTGAACCTCTATCACAAAAACCAATTTGATATTTTTCAATCATATAATCGGTAATTCCACGATTATATAAGTAATTTATTGCCTGTCTTCTTACAGGGTAAATCTTACTCGAATCTTTGAATAGAGTGAATGACTCAGGTAATTTTAATTTTGGTAGTTTTTTTTCAGTAGGCTTATCGTTTTCAGGTTGTAAAATTTTATAAACTTTTTTTTGTTTTTTATTACCAAACTTATCAAAAAATTTATTTAGAGAACCTTTTGTGTTATTAACATCACCACAACTCCAACATTTAAAGACGTGATTATGGTAGTTAATTTCTAAATTACCTTTGTCTCTATCTTCATCACAGACGGGGCAGTTAAAGGCAACCTGACCTTTGGACTCGTAGTGTTGCTTCTCGTCCCCAAGAATTTCTCTCAGTAATTCTAAAAGTATTTCTTTATCATCAGTCATCATTAAAATATAGTCATAATTATTATCTTAATCAACCTTCACAAGTTTTTCATTAGTATTATATTTATTTAAGTAGAATAGTAGAATAATGCCAATTGACATAACAATAAACAATATTTCAGGAGCTTCACCATACGATGTTTATCTTTGTGATAACCCAGTTAGTGTTTGTGTTTATATAGACACAGTTTCATCACTACCTTATGTTTTTCAAGTTCCGTCTCTTATGTCAAATGATAACGATTTTAATTTAAAAATTGTAGATAATAATGGGTGCACTACCTATCAATATTTAAGTATCTAATGCAGGTAACAACAATCATAAGAATAATCTCTTGTACTGACTTAACAGTATACTATGCGTATTATAGTGACCCGTTGATACTGTTACCAGGTAAAATCTATAATTTTAGTTTTACAATGGGTTCAACAATCCCTGATGGATGTTACACTTACGTACAAGATGAAATGCCTGGAGTACCTATAACAGGAACTGTATTATCAGTTAATGGTGGTCCTTACGCAAATTGTGAGGAATGTTTTATTGCACCTCCAACCCCAAGTCAAACACCAACTCCAACAGTAACTCCAACTAATACTGTAACACCTACTAGTACTCCAACTCCAACAGTAACTCCAACTAATACTGTAACACCTACTAGTACTCCAACTAATACTGTAACACCTACTAGTACTCCAACTCCAACAGTAACTCCAACTAATACTGTAACACCTACCAACACTCCAACACCCACACCAACACCATGCGGTTGCGAATGTATGACAATTGATTCAACATTATCATTTTTCGCCACAGGTAATACTAGTAATCCAAATAATGTAGCATATTACGAATATTATGATTGTAATAGTAATTTAGTCACTATTGTAGACAATAATATAGGGTATTTTAATATATGTGTTAGTAATTGCAATTTAGTTAAAGCGTATTTTTGGAGATTAGACGTTTATTACGAATCCACCTCTTTCCCATGGAATCCATTTACAGGTCCTGGTATAAATGCTGTTTGTAATGGAACCCCATGTTGTAATCAAAGTGATTGTGGTGCACCACCACCAACTTTACCTCCAACACCCACACCAACGACAACACCTACACCAACCATAACATCTACACCAACACCAACGGTTACTCCTACGGTTACCCAAACGGTTACCCCAACAAAAACGCCCACTCAAACACCGACAGTAACTCCAACCATAACACCAACCTCAACTGTCACTCCAACAGTTACACCTACCGTAACACCAACAAGAACCCCAACTAATACCCCTTCAATAACACCAACAAACACACCAACAAAAACTGTAACACCTACTGTTACTCCAACAACAACACCAACACCAACACCAACACCTGTTGGTTGTTTTGAAAATTATTGTATAACGGGGACTGGTGATTCAGGTATTGACGACAATTATACTAGTGGTGGAACATATAATGGAGCTTTGTATTGGGTTGGTAGTGTAAATGGGTTATACATTTATTATGATACAACTAATAGTCAATGGTGTTTATCAGCATCTTTAGGTGGTTCATGTATTTTATCAGGTAAATCACCTTGTGTTTCAACATGTCCTGATTTATGTCAAGATTATTTTTTCATAGGTATTTGTCCAACTCCAACTCCAACACCAACATTACCTTGTGATGTTAATTTTGAAGTGTTGTTTGATTGTGAATTTACACCGACCCCTTCAATTAGCCAAACACCTACAGTTACACCAACAGTTACCGTAACCCCAACACCTTCAAATGTTTGTTCAGTTATTGGTGTCGACGCAACAATTAATTCATATACACCAACTCCAAGCCCAACACCTAGTTTGACACCATCAAACACGCCAGCGGTTGTTAGACCTTGTAATTTTACAGGTAATGTTAGTTTTAATAATGTTAATGAAATTATTAGATGTCCATTTAGTAAACAATTCCAAGATTGTTTTAATGGTGAAATGTATTTTACAACAAATGAAATTAATAACCCAGGTGGTGGAAGTGTTGAACAATTTATGGTTTTTGAAGCTTTGGTTGATGGGTCATCAAGATGTGTTTCCTATATAGGAGATAATCAAGACACAATAGGTATAAATCAAGTAGAGCTAAGGTATGGTCCTTTTGGATATTCTAATTTGGGCGACTGTATTAATTGTAGTCAGTTTGAAAGTCCAACCCCTACACCAACTTCAACGGTAACCCCAACACCAACATTAACTCCAACACCAAGTAACACGCCAGTGGAAAACGCTTATTATGTTTATGTAAGATGTGACGATGAAAGAAAATATGTTGTTCAGACATCACCAGGTCCAACAACAAATATTAACACATCATTTATAAGTTTAGTCGATAATAAATGTTGGAAATTCTTGTATGTTTCATCAGGGTTCCCATCTATTAATCCTCTATATGATGTAATTAATTACACAGGTAATTATTTCACGCAAACAACTAACCAATCATTTAAAACTTGTGAATTATGTAATGCGGCTTTAATCGCGTCCACAACCACAACAACTTCAACGACTACACTATCACAACAAAATTATATAATAAACTATAGTGTTACAAAAACTGTGGATTGTTCTACAACAATTGGTAGAATATTGGTAAATGGAGTTATTAAATACAGTATTACAACAGGATTAGCACCTGGTAATTATTCAGGTAATTTTACAGTAAAAGACAATGATGTTGTTATTTTTGATTTCTCAACTATAGCACCGTCGCCATCATGTACAGGATTAATTCCTACTATATCAATATCGGACACTAAAGGAATAGTTAATGAGTATGCAGAATACGGATTACCTAATCAAACAATATATGAAACATTTGTTGTAGATTATAATTGGATTGGTAATACAATACAAATATTGTCCAGTACCACCACATAAAAAAAATATCGTGTATAAACACGATATTTTAAACAATCATATAAATAAACGATATTACCAAATACCTTCTTGTTTCATGTGTCCTAAAACACAACAATAAGCATCTGTTTGGTCAAAATTCTCTTTTTTAAGTGTATTATTTTTGGTGTAAGACCACTGTATTTGAGGTTCTCTTTTTGCAACTAATTCCCAAATTATCATTTTTTTATCACAATCTTTAGGATAGTTACCAAACAATACATACTTACCTTTATTATTAGGTTGAACCAAGTGAGGGAATGCGTTTTTTCTTGAGTTGTAAGTTGAAATAAATTCGGGAACAATACCTAAAATTCTGTAAATCTTTTCAGTAATAAGTGTGTTATATCTTAACAAAGTTTGAATTGTGTAAATGTTATTACTATTTAGTAAAGGTTCTTCAATTATAACTTTTGTTATACCCAAATCTTTATATTCATTTAGTTTAGTTTGAAATATATCACTTTTTAAAAGAAGTTCTTTTATTTTATTTTCTTCTTTTGGTTTTGGAACAGGGGATACATGGGTCAATTCTAATAATTCTTTTGTTTTAATATCAAAAAGTGCCCATCCAATTGTTTTTGTTGAGATGTCTAATCCCAATACTTTAGGACTTTCTTTTGAAATTTTTTTCATATTTTTTTGCGTTACCTAATAATTAAATTAATCTATTTTAATATATTGTAAATATATCTCAGATTTTAAGTGATTATTTAGAAATCAAACTTAATTAGGAATTGTTGAATTCCTTGTCTTAAAACTGGTGATTGTAGTTTTGAAATAACCATCAAATCTTTATCTGAATCGTATAAACCAACTTCAGTAATGTAAGATTTAGTTCCTTGTGTCCATGTAGGGTTTGAAGTTGATAAGAACTCGGCTTGACCCAAATTAATCTTATACCTCATTTCATATATGGTGGCCTGTATATCAGTTTCTAATGAACCGTAAAAATAATATTCATCACCAAAGTTTAATTGGGTACCACTAAAACCTGCCTGAGTAATATCAATATAATCACTTAAATCATAGTTAGACGCATTATCGTACAACTCTTGAGTAATAACAAACGTACTACCAGTTAAACCGCTTTGAGTTATATATCCATTTACCGTTGAAGCGGTTAACTGACTTGTGAAATCAATTATTTTCCACTCTTCAGGGTCAGGTCTTGTATCACCAGAAACTTTTTGACAAATAATCTCAAATTTATTGGCAAAAAATCCACTACCTAAATCACAAAAAGTAGGACAAATAGTTGTCGTTGTGGTCGTGGTACCTATTGTAGTTGTTGTGGTCGTGGTACCTATTGTAGTTGTTGTGGTTGTGGTTGGGGAATCCGCTGGTTGTGATAAACAAGCAAATTCAGGACCAAACCTTACTCCAACATTTTGTGATGTGATTGGTTGGCAATCAATATTAGGACCTTGTATCTTTTGATAGTAGTTACAATGTAAAGAATCTGTATAATCTAAAGTATTGGTAAATCTATAAGTAACATACAAATATTCTGTATTACCTGTTAATATACCAACAAAAGATTCACCTTCAGTATTACAAGTATTTGGTGTAACTAATGTTAATTTAGGTGCTGGTAATGTCCAATTTCTATTTGATTTATATGACATCGCTGCGATAATTTCCTCATCGTCAATAACAATAATTTGTTGGTCAGGAAATACTTTACCGACTCTACTTGGGAATCCATCATCGTTTGGGTTATCATCCCATAAGTGGTAATATCTTAAACCTGGAGTATTCATATCAACATTTTTAGTTGACTCAATATATTCAACTTTGAATAAACCAAAATCTTCAAACCCTGGCGGGTCAACCCAAAATGTTTGTCCATAACAACAATCAGGATTTTTATGCCACATAATCCAAGGTATGTGTAATCTGAAGTTTCTTGCTTGTCCTATGGCATTCGGGTTTGTGTCATCAAATGGTTGTAATGCGAATTTTTCACCATAGAAGAAATCAATTGTTTGATTAGTATAATGAATAATAGCAATGGCTTTTTGGTCTTTAGGTTCTAATCTAACTCTTTCATCAAATGAATTATAATAAAAAACAGAACTAGTATCTGTTTGACCGCTTGATGATGCGTAACCTAAATACTCTTTAGTGCCCAAATAATTTATTGAACCGAATTCAGTGTAGTTCTTATGTGTGTTGGAGAATATACCAGCTGGTGTTTCAGACCAAGGAATATTCATATTCCATATTTTAACATCAAAAGCATCTGTATTACATACTGATTCAAAATTAATAACATCATCATTCCAATGTCTTGATGGTGTTATTGAATCGTAAAGTGATGTCATGTTTGGTGGGTATATTAATGTCCTTGCATAACATTTATTGGAGTATGTTGAGAAATCAGGTGTTGCTCTATCTAAAGTATATTCGTCTAAACATATTCCAACAATCTTGTATGTTAAAATGTGATAACAACTATTAATAGAAACTAAACAATCAGGTGGTGGAGGAGGTGGGCACGCTCTACTTGGTGTTGGTGTTGGGCAAAAAGTCGCTGACGGGGTGGGAGTAGGTGTTGGTGATGCACATGGGTTTCCATTAGTTGCTGATGGTGTTGGGGTAGGTGTTGGTGAAGTGTTAATTGTTGGTGTCACCGATGGTGTGGGTGTAGGTGTTAGTGGTATTGGGTATTCACAATTACAGTTGTTTTTACCATTACCGTCATAATAAATTGTAATTATATCCCCAACGGCAGGTAATCTAACTATGTCCGTATTACATCCTGAATATACCAATTTTATTGTAGTACCACCTGTTACTGTGGACATATCAACAATGTAGTTAGAGTTTATAACATAAAAATTATTAGTTAAAGCACTCCAATTTATAGTTGTTGCCGTAGTATCACCAGTGAAAAACCCTCTCATTACAGGTCTATTATATACAGGACTAACAACAGAATCCATATAAGGTATTCCATAAGTGTTACCTGTAATACCATCAACATAATATGGGTATTTTACATGTTGTTTATTTGATTCAGGAACACCACTAATGTTTTGGGCGTTAAACCCAGGCTCAAGTACATTACTATTTGTTTGGTTGTATGTTGATGGTAAGGCGTTATACGAAACTTCACTATCACCAACTTGGAAATACGAAATATTAAATCTTCCTTGTGATAGTTTTTGTCTACCAGCGTCAGTTAATCTTGTGTTGACTAAACCAGAAGTATTTTTTAAAATAAAACCCATGTTTATAAATATAACATTTTAAATTTTTATGTTGTTATTCCACCAGTACTATAACCCCCAACGCTTCCTGATGAACCTTCATTTATGTTTATTATTTCAACATTACAACAAGAACAACCATTTATAGAAGCTGTTGTAATACTATAAGTATCCAAACTTTCACCAACAAGACATTTCAATAAAGTTTTAGATACTGTTGTTGTTGTGTTTAATACGACAACATCACCACTGTTTATAGTTACTGAATTCCAAATATCATTGGTTGTCTTTTTATACACTATAGTATCTTGACAACCTGGTATTGTATTTTGAGAAATTGATACCCCTACAGAGCTCAAAGGAGGTGATTGAGGAATACCATTAATTGTTAAAACTGTATTTGTTGTAAGTGTTGATGTTGTTGGTGATGGTGCAGAACTAAATAAATTAGAATGATTTAATTTAAGATTTAAAGAAACCCCACTTGGTAACGGTGGTGTTACATTAACAGTTGCCGTCACTTGATTTGTCTTTAGAGTTGGGGTATTACTAATTGTTGTCACTACAGGTGTAATACTAACACTATAAGTCACAGGTTGTTGACTATTTGTTAACACAACAGAACTATAAAAAGTATTTGAATTGCTATCAGTTAATACAAGTGTGTAAGTACCACTACATAGATTATTGAATATTGCTGATGAAGATTGACTAACTCCATTATCTATCGAATATTGATACGGTGGCGTACCACCATATGGTTGGAACACTATACTTCCGTCACACTCACAGGTAGGTCTGTTTGTTATAACTGAAAAACCTAAAGGATTTGTTGTTAGACAATTACCTTCATTACTTATTAGGTTACCAGCTCCACCGCCAACGGTATACCAACCTGTTAAAGGAGGGTACGATGAATTTGAGACTATTTGATATGGTAGGGTTCCTCCACTTACTCTCCATTTATTTAATGATGTGTCAAAAATTATTAAATAATTTGTGTCATCAGATATCCACGATTCATAACCATTGTAAAGACCATTAGGGTTAAAATGTAAAGCAAAATCACCATCAATTACAATACAAAAATCGTAAGTTTGTACTGGATTTTCAACAGGAAAACTTTGATTTATTTTACATAATTCATTATATAAATAAAGTACTGTTGTTTCATCAGGTACTGTAACATAATAACCTGAAGTTAGTTCACTTAATGTAACACCGCTAGCAGGTGTGTAGTACAAATATTTTAAGGCAATATTGTTATTATTTATTGTATTATAATAAATTGTATAAGGACCTGGGGATGTTCCTCCTGTTATAGTAACTAAATAATTTTGACTCATTCTGTAATACAATTAGAACTTCCAAGGTTTATGATTTCAACATAATCAGGTGCACTAACACTGCCTTCACAAGCACATAATGATAAATAATACCCTGTGAATACATAGGATTCTACAGGATAATTAGGTCCCAAACAATATCTATAATATATTGTTGGTGTTGTTGTTAGGTAATCAGGATTTCTAAATTCATATCTAACACAATCACAAGGACCAACAAAAGTGCTTGGTGTTGGGGTTGGTGTTGGTGTTTTTGTTGGTGTTACAGTTTTTGTTGGTGTTGGTGTTGGTGTAGGACTACTATTAGGGGTTTTAGTTGGTGTAGGTGTGGGTGTTGGTGTGTTAGAAACATTAGGTGTAATAGTAGGTGTTGGCGTAATCGTAGGTGTGGGTGTATTAGTCGGTGTTGCAGTTGGGCTTGGTTCTGTGACAAAATTTTGAACTGATGCACTGAATGAACAATCATATTCTGAAGTTAACTCACAAGTTGTGGTGGCGCTAAAGTCACCATAATAATCAATTACCGTAGCACTATAGGTACCAACAGTTAAGTTTTGAATCGCAGGTGCTATATTACCATTACTCCAAATAACAGTGTATGGTGGAGTTCCGCCAGTAATCGATACCGACATTTCACCATCGGCTGACGTTGGTGAAGATGGATTTGAAATTACACATTCAATCTCCATTGGAAAAATTGTTATTACATTACACTCATTAACTGGTTGTGGTTGAATGGGTAATGGTGTAGGAGTTGGTTCTTCGCAGGGATTTTCAAGTAAACACGCGTAACAATCAGAACCGTAGTATAACGTTTCAACTACATCACTATATATTGGGGAATCATTAGGAACTAACCCTTCATAATAAACACCACATATTGTTTGTGTTTCGGTTATTACTTTATATGTTACACCAACAATAAATGGTTCTACAGGTATAAACTCAATACCAAAGTAGTTATCCTTATCATTTGGATATTCACAACAAGTCCTAAAATATAAAAATCCCATTTATGTTTAGATTATAAATATAAATAATCGTTTTATTGTTTTTTGATTATTTCTTTCATAAGTTCTACGTATTTTTTTGTAGCACTATTGTTGTCCACATAATCAAAGTAATTAATATTTTCTTTTAGTTTTTCTAACGGGTTAACATTTATGAAATCACCTTTAAAAAATTTTGTGTTTTTTAAGTCTGCGGTTACACCTGCCATATGTAATATTGGTCTCTTTTCATAAATTTTGATATCATCGGTTGCCCAAGAAAAATCAAGTTCTTTTGTTATTTTAGTTTCTTTATCAAAATACCATAAGTTCCATAATAAAGACCACATTTCTGCAGTCCAAAATTGTATCTCACCAGGATTAATTGGGAATCTTCTCTGATAATCCAACATTTGATTATATAATGGAGTACAATCCATATATATCTTTTCCCAAATCATCCAATCTGTTTTTTTAATAATGTATTGACCGCCACCAGAATTATCTTGGTTACATTCAACACATTGGGGGTCAATACCTACCACATCACACATTTCTTGTAACAATTGTCCTTTACCTGAATTTGGGTGAGTTTTTTCATATCTTTCACAACAATCCATAATATAGTTGTAACCTATATATCCAATAGTGTCGGACAAATAAATAACATCATCTTTAAGTAGTGATTTAAAATTTGGTAGTTCTCTAAAAATTATATCAGAATCATGTAAGAAAAAACAATCACCGTGTTCAGGAAACTCTCTAAGCCATTTATAAATTAAAAATGGTTTTATACTTGGTATATATTTTTTATCTTCTCTATCATCTAAATAATGATGAATATTAATACCTAAATCTTTTAAAGATAAAGATTCTTTAGTTGGTTCCGTATTTGGTGTTACTATACCTAATAAAACATGTATATCTTTTGGATTTATACCTTTTTGTATAAAATTTTCAACATAAACTCTAATTTGCCAATGAAAATAAGGTACGTCAGGTTGTGATGTAACAAACAACATATTTTTTTATTATTAAATATAGTTCATGTTATTTTGTAATAAATGATATTTCAGGAGATATTTATATAATATGAAATTACTCAAAACAATAACTAAATTAGTTTTAGAATCTAAGGATGCTTTGGATAGAGCCGCTGAGCGAGGTGTTAGTGAAAAAGAATTGGATAGGTTGGAAAAAAACTACATTGATTCATTAAAATTGATGAAATTGTATGAGAATATTGGGAAATCTAATCCTGATAAAAATTAACATCCGCCACCAATTGGTGAGCACTCTATCCCTAATACCCCACTTCCACTGATATTAAATACTTGATTCACCCCACCTTGTTTCAAGAAACCACCCCAAAGGAATAAACCTGTCAATGAGTCATTAATATATATTGTAACACCATTTGTTAACGATGTTACACCATATGTTGTGTATACTGTTATTGTTGAACCTGTGACATCACAAAGACCACCAACACAATATGATGAATTCCAAATAACTGTATGAGCTCTGTATAACGGACTTGGTGTTGGGGTTCTTGTTGGTGTAACAGTAGGTGTTGTGGTAGGTGTAATAGTAGGTGTTACTGTAGGAGTCGTGGTTGGTGTTGGGCTAGCAAATTGTGTTGGTGTAGGAGTTGTGGTTGGTGTAGGACTTGCAAACATTGTTGGTGTAACTGTAGGTGTGGCCGTTGGTGTTGGTGAAGGTGTTTTAGTTGGTGTTAATCCTGGTGTTACTGTTGGTGTTGGTGTTACATTTGGTGTTCTAGTTACTGTAGGTGTTGGTGTTGGTGAAGGAGGTACATCACAAGCAACACAAGAAATATTGTAAAATATTACCATATCAATCAAAACTTGCTTGTCAGATAATGTCACATTAGGGTCACAATTACTTAAAATTTTAATTATGTTATTTTCAGGGTCTATTATAACATTTCCAATACCACTTTCAGTTTCTAAAACTTCTTCTATTGTATCATACCACAAATTGTCGGATGGATAATCATTTAATGTCGTACCTGTATAAAAATTCTTTGATGCTATAGTAGTACCCAAAGTAATTTTAACTTGGAATACAGCACTATTTAATACACAATTAACATCATCAATAGTAAGGTCATAGAAACCTTCATTTAACATTTCTCTAGGACCTTTTTTAATTTGGATTCCGCTATTTGTAAAATTAGTATCACAAATAGAATATGTTTGGTAAGACGTAATTAAGTTAGTACCTTCAATAACAACTGATTTTTGTTTAGTACATCCCAAACTATCTGTTACGGTTAATGTGTAGGTACCTGCGGATAAGTTATTAACAGTTAAACCAGTTTGACCATTAACGTTACTACTCCAAACCAAATTAAACTGAGGCTCTCCATCAGTAATAAACGCAGTTATCGAGCCATCATTTCCATTTGTAGTATTAATACCTGCTAAAATAAAATCAACATTTGTTGATGGGTCAACAAAATATGATGTAGTGATTGTACATCCCGTTCCATCGGTAACTGTAACTACATTATTTCCTGACGCTAAATTAGTGAACGTATATCCACTATCACTTGTTGGTCCGAATACAGATGCGTTAGCAATAAATGTGTATGGTGGAGTACCACCTGAAATACCCAATTCAAGAGACCCATTTGAAAGTCCGCAAGTAGTACCAGTAGTACTACCTGTTAAATTCATAGTAGATAGATTATTAATTGTGTATGCACTTGTAAACGTACAAACACCGTCTTCAATAGTTAAATTATACGTACCAGCCGATAGATTGGTAAACTGCCAAGTCTGACTTGTGGTTGCTTGAGATACACTACTACCATCAGGATATTCTAATGTGTATGTGTAGTTGCCTGACCCACCAAATATTGATATAGGGTTTAATGAACCACCATTATTACCACATAAAGTAGGATTAACACTAACACTTGTTATTGAAAATCCACCAGGTGGTAATACAGAAGTTGTTGTAGTGAATGTACATAAACCCGCATCAGTTACCTGTATTGTAAACACGCCAGGTGCTAAATTAGTAAACTCATATGTCGGTTCAAACGTTATTTGAATTGTTCCGTTAGAACCTGAATAATAATATGGTGCAGTACCTCCAGTTACTGTTATTTCAACCCTTCCGTTTGAAGTAAAACAGTCAGGGTTTGTTGTAACTAAAGAACCTAATCCGATTGGTGGTACATTTGGAACTGATGTTGATTTTGTTACCGCACATCCTGTTGAGTCTGTAACGGTAACGCTATATCCACTTGCGGTTAAACCTGTTATACTTGATGTGGTTTCTCCGTTATTCCACAAATATGTGTATGGTGGGTTACCTGTAATACCAGTTACGAATATTTTACCCGAATCTACTGAACAGCCCGCGTCTGCAACAACATAAAAACCAAAATCAACGGTAGTTGAGCTTTTTACTATACATGTTTGAGTTTTACCTGTACACCCACCCCCATCATCAACAACAATATAGTAAGTATCGGCAGTTAAAAACCCATCAAAAGTTATTGTACCGTCAAATGAACTACCAGATGTTATAAAAAGATTGTCATCATTATATAAACTAAATGTTGCGGTACCATAATAGTTTGTTGTTGATGCTGACAAACTACCGTTATTTAAACCGCAAGTTGTATTACCAATTGCGGTTATTGAAGCGCAAGTTCCGCTAGAGATATAAATATTAACAGGTAATATGGTATTAGTTGGTGTACAACTATCAATAATATTAATGGTATATGTGTCGGCAGATAAACCTGATATTGAGTATTGTGTTACTCCAACACCTAAAGCTGTGGTTCCTGATGCGGGATTAACCCATTGAATACTATAATCAGGCGCACTGCCTAAGATGTCTATGGTAAACGCTCCTGAGTTTGTATTACTACAGTCGCCAGTTATTGAAATATTATATCCTAAAACACAAGACATTAACTACATGTAATATTAAAGTTTATTCCGACATTTAAATTAAAATTTAATCCTACATCGGAAACCGAACATATTAAATTATAAATAACCACAGTATCATTATTTGTAAAATAATAATCATATCCGTAGTTTTTTAAATCGTTAAGTGCGGCAATTAAGGCGTTGTCCCAATCTGATATTGATGGTGAACTCAAAGATGAATCTATGTAACCAACACCATTAAAAAATGAATAACTAACAATATCGTTATTATTTATTTTTATATCAACAAACCACTCAGTATTTAAAGTATTAAGTTGACAATCGTTTAATTGATATCCGTTATCAACCAAATAATTATTTAAAACATAACCCAAAACACCATTAAAATTAATAATTGTTCCACTGTTATACCAAGGGTACTTACCACATTCAACAACTTGTATATCACAGTCATATCTAAAAATATTTGTAGTTAATTCACATGGTTTACAAGGAATAGGTACTAATTGACAACCCTCCTGTCTTCTCCAAACAAATTTTTGTCTATGAAATATTGAGTTTTCGTACCTAACACCAGTATTCCAAATTGTTGTTGCTGGTATCATCTGTTCAACCAACCTAATCCAATAATCACCCAATCCTTCAACATACTCAATCATTGTTTTATAGTTAAAGTTATTATTTTCAATACCAGCCTGTTGTTGTGATTCCAAATATTTCCAATATATCGAAGCTAATGTTGGGTATCCACCTGTTTTACCATCAGTGGCAAATTGTCTATTTCTTACGTTAATTGTATTTAACCAAAATGTTTGAGCGAACTCAAAAAATGTATTCCTTTTTGGTTGTGGGTTTATCGTAGTCCAATCAATACCACCTCTTTGAGGGTACAAATACACTGGATTTGGGTCACAATAAGTAGGTGCAACATATCCCAAACCTTGGTTAGGTATTGGATAATTAAATTGTCTTGACATGTACCATACGTCATATGCAAGTCCTTGTCCAGGATTTAAAAATAAATCAACGTTTTTAACATTTAACACTAGTCTTTCATCACTAACATTGTATCTAGCATTAATATTAGCATCCAAATTAGACCTTAACCCAACTTCATAATCAGCCCAACTTTTGTTATTATCAATTGTTGGTGTTAAATAATAACCTAAATTCATAAAAGGAAATTTCCTAAATTTATTTAAGTATACTTGACCGTAAGAATAAGGTTGTAATTTAGTTTGATAGTTAGGATTTGACCCCGTAAAAACACTATTTGTTAAGTCAACTTCTTCAGGTGCTCGGTGTTGTGGTGTTTGTTCAAACCAACCACTACCTATTTGAAAATAATATGCTTCACTGTCTTCAATAGCTCTAGGATAACCTTCCTCATCCATTGGGTATTCATCTATTGTTATGTTCGCGTCTTGTATTATTGTTTGAGTTGTAAATCCTGTATACGGATTACCAAATATAAAGAAAATATTACCATCTTCTAAAGTTGGTAATTCCTGAACATATGTACCACCAGATATTGTGACAAACTGAGTGTTAAATTGGTTAAGATTTATTCTTTGGTCGGCTAAGTAAACATACTCATTAAACTCAACTAAGGCCTCAGGAGCCCCAATAAGCCTCATAAGTATTTCTATAGATTTTCTAGTACCTTTTGATTTAAAAAGATATGCTGAGTTTAATATTAAGTTTCTATAATACTGATAGTTTAATTCATCAGGAGTACTAGATTTAGATAATCCTGAATAAAGTGATGGTTCACTATTTTTTTGACCAAAAACCGAACTTAAAAAAGCGTCATTAGTTATTGGAGAAATATTTGTGGTCCACCCTAATGTTTGGGCTAAGTTTTTAAGTAATTGGGAAGGTATGTCATTACCAACATTATAATTCACCGAATTCATATAAGCCAAAGCGTCTATGAATTTTTTTGTTTCATCAAAACTTCTACCGTATATCTGTAAAACTTTTTCCATTTTTTGAGTTACAGTATCAAACTCTCTGAACGCATCGGTTATAAAAAATCTAGACACTAAATTTGTTGTAAACTCATCAAAAAATGCACTTGTTTCGTTCAAACTTTCTAAATAATTTTCAAATGCTTTAGATACAATATCTAAATTCCAACTACCATCTAAACTCCATGTAATATTTTCATACCCTGTATAATATTGACCATTTTCTGTTTGTCTGGGTACTTGAAAAGTTGCTGTATATATTGGGGAGGTTTCTCTATTTAATAAAAAGTTTTCTACTTCATCTAAATCTTCATTAAAAATTCTGTTCACCTCAAAATCATTTGGTCTGATAACTAAATTATCATAAGTGAAATTTTGACCTGAAAATGGGTTGCCTTCAACAACAATAGTTAAAGTACCAAATTCTATGTTTTGAGTTGGGGTTATTCTTAAAACCGAATACCCCGCACCACTGTAATACAAAGAATATTTACTGTAATTATTTGTCATGTCTCTCAATGGAGATACTCCTATTTCTCGTAGTTCTAAATTTCTTGCGGAGTTAACTGAGAAATCAACGTCAAATGGATTCCTTAACTTTGAGACATCTAAATCGAAACTAGTTTCGTTAAATATTGAATTGTATACTATATTTGTCGCGGTTACCCCTGTTACATAGTTTATACCCATAAAGGTTGATTCTATGGCTGCAGGAAACTTACTAATAATTGTTTGAACTGATGTTGAGAGTCTTTTAACCATTGACCCATATAGAGTAAAATTGGTAATTTGACTTAGGTCAAAATTAGGATATACTTTAAAATTATTTTCAAAAATCGCCTTTGATTGAGCAACACTTTCAACACCCATAGACTCTAAACTAATCGGGTCTGAGAAGGTACCAGTATTAAAATTTCTATTAGTCTTTTCTGTTACACCTGTAGTAAATTGGAAATTACCTTGCGTTAATCCACCTCCAGCAACTAACTGAAATCCAACTAAATTGTCGGAAAATGTTCCAGCTCCAGTTGCGGGGGTAGGAGGACAGATGTATTTTTTATTCGCCATTATTGAGTAATGTTTGTGAAGTTTTTGCTAAAATCAATATTATCACCTCTATCTTGTCTAACCTCATATAACAATTCATTAAATTGGTCACGAATTTCATATAGATTGTATTGTCTGTATATATTGTTGCTAGTATCGTACATTGTGTAGATACCGTCGTCAATAGATTTAGTTTGATTACCAAACAATGCAATTGCTAATGTAGAGAAGTCGTGTTCAGCCATCTCAATGTCTAAAGTTATTGGGTTAAAGAATGTATTTGTTATAATAATATTTTGATTTGGCTGACCAATATATGGTGTTGCGTTTGGTTTGTTAGTTGGTGATGAAGATGGTGATAGAGTACAAAAAATTAAATTCGTATTATTATCGGTGTATCTGTATCTTATAGCCTTTTGTGATGTATTGGTTAAGTTCTGTATAACAGGTTCACAATAAAAAGAAGAAGTAATTACTCTAAAAAAATTAGGTATTTTAGTTCCATCGGCATTTAGATATTCAATTCTAAATCCAACTAACCCTTGATTAACGAATTTGTTTCTAAATTGTGATGGTACACTATTTAGGTCAATAACCAACCCTTTTACGTTGGGTAATGCTGATAATACACCGCAATCTAAAATTGTACATCTAATTTGAGCTGGCCTAATGTATAAAGTATAAATTCCAATCCTATTAAATTGGTCAGCAGGTAATCTTAAATTATATAAACCACCTAATATTTCAATATTAGGATTACCACCTGTTGACGCGTTATTAAAATAAGGTCTTAGAATCGCCGCGGAATCAAGTTTAGTTAATATAAAATTTTCTGTTTCATCCCTAGATGGGGTATAATTCAGAATAATCTCCACATCTTCGGGAGATACATCTGCGGGTCTTATAGTACCATAAACACCAGTTGCCATTATATTTCTTTTTTAATTAATTTATTATTTTTTTTATCAACAACGATAATTTCAACATTACCAATATTTTCATTAACATATTTAATTTTTAGTAATTGTTTATTTTCAAAATCATTTTTAAAACGATTTTTAGCATTACCAAGTAAAATTTCAAAAGTGTAGTCAGACTTTATTTCAATATATTTACCATCTAAAATAAAATCAGGATAATATAATCCAAAAGGTGTTAATATTGGGTCGCAGTTATTTGGTAATTTTTTATTTTCGTTAATCAATTTTTCTATATAAAACTTTTCAAACGTACCTTGGCAAGTTAATCCTTTTATTTTGTAGAATTTACAAACACCACCTTTAATTTTTCTTTTACCACTTAAATTAATTTTGTTTTGAGCTTTTTTCATATTAGATTTGACATCATCTGATAATCTCACACCAGTTTTTATAATTTTCATCGCCTCGCTTTTATTTCTTCTATAGTTAGATTTTTGTAAATATTTATCGATAAACGATTTAGATAAGTTAAGTTTTTTTGAAATTTCGTTAGGTGACTTAAATTCGTCACAATACATTTTTTTTATTTCATTTTTCTGTGATTGGTTTAAAGTCAACTTTACCCCGTTACTTTTTGGTTTTTTTAATAATCCTTCAGATTTTAATATTTTTATTATGGGTGTTTTACTAACATTGAAGAATTCACCAATACGTAAACAACTTAAACCAATAGAATATAATTCTTTAATTTTAATTATCTCATTTGTAGTAAACACTTTTTGTCTCATAATAATAAATATTCTTTTTATGTTTTTATCCAATATTAATTATATTAAAAAATCCGTATCCGTATTTTTCAAGGTCACCAATATTATTTATTTCACCAAGTCTTTCAATTCTCTCCAATCCTGATTGTTTACCTCTCTCAATAAAAATATTACTTTGAACTTCCGCTTCATCAATAACATTAAGTAAAACTTCATTTTTTGTAATCGCAGAACATATTACCATGTCAGAAGTTAACCCTGATGATTGGACTGAGAAAATTGTGGTTCCGTCATTATAATCGTAATAATCAATTTCATTTACTGTGTAAGCGGTATATAGTCCATTTTGAAATTCTCCCCAAACAACACCAATACTACCCGAAGTACCAGTTACTGGTACACCTATTTTAAACTTACCACCCCATAACTGACTTCTTTTACCATAAACTTGTAAGTCAGCTAACGTTGATTTTGAATATCCTGTAATGGTAAAAGGTACTGTGGTAAAATTACTTATATCATTTATTTGAGCATCACAAGTTGAGTCTCCACTAAAAATGTAATCATACATCAATTGTGTTCCTGACCAACTACCCCCTGAAGGTATAAAATAAGCGGTACCGTTTGGGTTTGTTATTGTAGTTCCAGTTGATGGTATATTAACCTCTTTTTGTATTACATTTGACCCCCATGGACTCATCCCCGACATTGAGATTAAGTAATCCCCGTTTTGTGCATATGTGTGTGAATAAAAATTAGGGGATGTAGTCGTTACTGTTTGTATTGGTGTACCATCACCCCAATCAATATAATAATTAGATAATTGTAAATATTTTTTAAATTCAGTGTCGCTTGTATTATAAAATCTAATCACATATCCATTTGGGTCTGTAATTGTATCAGCAGAAAACAAAAAATTAGTCATTGTTTCTTTTTGTAAAACAAAACCATCAAAAACATTGTAGTATCCAATATCAACGGCAGTTTCAGTTAAAAGTATTGGGACGGTAAGACCTGTTAGTAATGAAGTCCCGTTAGTTCCCCCTGATAAAATATCAGTCATTGATGAATAAACATATGTACTACCAGTTATAAACTTAGTAACTTGTCTAGTTAATACATCACAGCAAAAAGGTATTATCTCATCATCAATATATGGTGAATATAAATTAACCTTAAAAACATCATTAAGGACTACCTCAGGTGAAATTCTAATATGATAAGTTCTGTAATCCATTATGGGTTTATATATTCATACCAGTTTATTGGTGTTCCAACACCTATTCTATTGTTTGTAATAATATCGTATAATTTATATGTGTTATTTGTATAATCTAACTCAACTTTGATATAGAATTGTTCAGATTCATTAAACAAAAATTTATTAGGTAATAAAGCTTGTGGTGTTCTCATCATTCTAACAAACACACCTAATCTGGCGTCAAAAAACTTGCAACTCATATAAAAAGTTGTTAAGTCAATAAATTCTAATTTTCTTAACCAATAAAAAAAGAACCCTTCAGAATCACCAACATAATCAAGAGTCATTGATGGTTTTTTTATATTAACACTTGGACTATAGGTTGATAATATCACACTCTCGGTCGCACCTTGTTGTACGGGTAATATAACCGTAAAATAGTTGGTTTGAGATGTACCTGTATTTGTATCGTAGAAATCTAATTTAAAAAACGACTTTGAAAATGGATTTTCAAAATAGTAAAGTTGTGGTACTGAAAAACCTTCGGTTAAATAACTATTCACCCAATCAGTAGTAACAGATGTATTTACATTATTATTGTTATCAAAAAAATAAAAATCGTAATTTACTCTTGTTTGTTGAGTAACACCATAACTATCATGCGCAAATCTTAAAATTTCAAAATCTGTTGCAGTACCAATTACTTCTTCAATAACATCTCTTTGATACACATCAATACTATCGTCTCTACCATAGAAATCCCATTTAAGTTCAACAGGTAAGTCAATGTATTTACCAGTATCGTTTATTATAAATCTAAATTTATTATTCACAAGGGTCTACAACTGGGTCGATTATCAAGAACTGGTCAATATAATTAGTTCCTTCAGGTATTATTCTAAATACAATATCTTTATATGGGTAATGTTTTCCATTTAGGAATGGATAATTAACACCTAAACCATTACTATCAACATAACCATATTCATATATGTCTCTCCAAATAAAAGAATCTTCTTTTTCTGAAAAATAAGAATAATCAGGTACTCCCGCAACTTCAGTTTTGTCCCCTGACTCAATGTAGTCAGAATACACTCTTAATGTAATTGGAAAATGAGGTTGGTAGTAATATCCGAATGGGTTTGCCGCATTATTTGTTGTTCTAAATACAAATGGATTGTAAGTTAATTTATGAAACAAATTTGAAATAACTCTTTCATATTGGTCATAGTTATTCCATTCACATAAATCACCATCCAAAGTATCATCCTTCTTTAAAGACTGAACATAATTAAACACTAAATCAGTACCTCCAGGACCTAATAAATTTCCTAAAGGTGGGTTAGTGTATGAATCCATAGGAAAATTAGTATCTGAATTATTATTAATTAATGCCCACCAATTACTAGAATTACCATTAACCAAAGGTAAGTTAAAACCAAAACCTTGTTTAATACCAGTATAATTACCATAACCAAACATTAAACCAAAATAACCTTTCCACATAACAGTAAAAAACAATTCGGTTATTGGTCTTTTTTGATTATCTAATATTGGCGCAATATCAATATCAGTATTAAATGTTAATGTATATGTTTGAGCACCTTCTCTAATTGAGACTCTTGATTGTCTATTTGGTGTAAATCCACTACTTTCATATTTCTTTTTATTACCAAAAATATTTTGTTCGAACCCTGCATTAACTAAAACCGCATCTTCTGAGTTTGTTAAAATTTTATGTCTTCTAACGTAGTATTCTGATATAGTGTCGTTTGGGTTTTCAATATCAATAATTCGTTTGAATGTACCAGTTACATTATTGTTAAAAGTATTACCTAAAAATCCAATGTTTATTATGTTAACCACATATTCCTCGCTACCTGCAGTTCCATCCCCTAAACTAAAAACCTGAAATGTATCGGTTCCTACATAACTAAAACTTAATTTAACAAATTCACCAACCGAAACACCATGTTTTATCGGACTTCTTAACGCAACAATATCTAAACCCCTACTTGTTGTGTTTTGTACAACAAATGGTATTCCGTCACCAGAAATCCAATTCAAGTTTATTCCCGTTTTTGGTTCGACAGCACTTAAATTTTTATTATAATCATTTTCAAACGCGTAACTCATAAAGAAGTTCCAATTATAACTTGACGCACTTTTTGGTATAAATAACCTATGAAATTCTCCGTTTGAATTAGGTATTGTATACCCACTAACATTGTAATCAGTTCTAATAAAATCAAATTCATTGTATTGTGGGAACCCAGACCAAGCTATTGTTGTACCACTTTGACATTGAATTGATGCCGCAATGTCCGCGTTAACATAATATAAATTATTTTCAAGTGGAACGTAATTTGTTGACCCAGTATATGAATTCATAAATAATAATTCAAACTTGCCAGTGGGTCTAAATATTGTAGATTTTTGTCTTTCATCATTAAAGACCTGTTGTAACTCAATATTGATAGTTCTATCAAACTCAATGTTTTCTTTAAAGGTTTGAATTAACGGCACTTTAAGTCCTATGGTAGTATCGGGAGCCGATTTGTACCTTAATGAACCTAAAACTATCCTTGTTTCTTTTGTGTTACCCATTATAAAACTATTCTATTAGTATCAACCCATTTAGTTGTGAATCTATCAAAAGCACTTTTACCTCTTTTTAAACCAAAATAAAAGTGATATGGTGCTCCAACAGTAACCGCACTCCCTTCATTACTTGGTTCAGGGTAATTAGCTGCTACTGTATTTGGGTCGGCACTTATTACTACCGTATCTAAATTAGGAGGTATAGGAGAATTACTGTCTACAGAATAAATATACCCTTTAAAATTTTGTGATTGACTATTGTTGTTTGTTCTTGTGTATCTTGAAGATTGCTCCGTTCTATCTAAAGATTGATATCCGTGAACAAAAAATGTAGAAGCGGTTATTGGGTTAGCATACCATTCATTGTCTTGTGAGCCAAATATATTACCACCACCAAAATCATTATCTTTAATAAGCCATTGATAAAATGGTACTTTTTGTGTAAAGACCTTAAAATAACTAAATGTACATCCTGTAGATGGTATTGGTGGTGTGTAAGGATTTATTATAGTTCTTTTGGGTGAAATATAATCCCTTGTTTGAGTATCAGAACTAAAAAATACACCAAATATTTGGTCTGAAAAAGTACTTAAAGTATTAATGTATACAGGATTTTGAACACCTGGTATATTACTGTCAGGGTAGTTAAATGGGTCAAATGGTGATACACCAAGTTCTGAATTAACTGAAATTGATTGAGCGTAATCACCATCAATCATATTATTATTTCTAGTAAAATAAGTAAGTATATTATTACCATTTATTAGTTGTGCTAAGAAATTTTCATTTGCCAATCTGGTTAAAATGAATAAATTTAATAAATCACTAACATCAGAATATGTCGTATTTACTAATTTATTTGCAACATAACCATCATAATCATCAGACATAACTAATTCTTGTGTGTAATAATTTCTAGGTCCCAAATCCATTAATGTTGTTGGGAAATTCAAGTTAAAATCATTACCACCATAATCAGGTAATGTAATTCCTAAAAAACTTGAAGGTCCTGGTTGAGGTGCTCCAATAAAGGAACCTGTTGATGCTTCGTAAGGACTACTTCTATAATAGAAATTATTAGTTCCACCAGTGTAAACGTTCTCATATTGACCGTGTAAACTAACAACATCTTTACAATAATTATAAGTTGGTTGATTAGGATTACTAGCAAAAGGACTAGTGTAAAACACATCGTTTTTAAATGTAAACGCATATAACGTACCATTAATCCAATTGTTTGTAAATATATGACCAAATACGTTTCTACAAGCACCAAATATTATAAGTAGTCTTGATACCCATTCTGTTAACAACAGAAAATCTTTGGGTAATGATAAAAATGGAGTCGTTACAAAAACATAACAACTACCATTAGAAAATATAGTACCACCAGCAATTGGGTCTTTAAAACAATTATCAGTCGAAGGTTTAACCCCAAAATTAACTACACCATTAATTGTTGATGATGAATAACACCCTAATGGTACCATGCTTCCACATTGTGATGACTGAACAACATTAGCGGTAATTGAACCACCATATTCATTTTCAGTACTATCTAATGTTGCACCTGTAAGAGAAGGTGATTGATTTAGTCCAACACCAACTGGTGGTACATTTGTTCCATCATCGTTAATAAGGAATGTGATAAAATTAGAATTAGTGTGTAGTGGGAAACTATTATTTAAATTATCATTAGTTGTAGTTGATGTTGGTAATCTATCAGACCTCATAACTATCTGATTTCCACTAGAACCTAAACCATAAGTTAATTGTGTTGTTGATGGATATCTTGGTGCGATATAAGTAATATTATAAGAACTCGGACCAATAACAGGCTGATTATCAGGTGTTGATAAAATTACTCCGCCTAAATTAAATGGTGGTAAAGTACTATAGAAAGCCGAACCACCCTCAACCACTTCATTTGGGTAATAACCTCTAGTATTAGGTAAAACATTTAAAGCATAATTTAATGAACCAACAAATGGAAATGGATTTACATTTGAGTCGGTAAATTCTAATGTAAATCTATTATCAAGTGCTGGGTCTATTATAGTTCCTTTAATTGGGTCTGAAACAACACCAGTCACAGTATTAAAATTATCTAATCTAGAGTAATATGAAGGTAAATTAGAAGTAAAAGCGGTAAAACCTGCTTGATTTATTGAAGGTGCGGGCACAAAATGATATGAATCATAATATAATTTTGTATTACTATATAAACTGGTATCAGTATTATTTGTTAAATTGTGTTCTATATTCTTGTAACCGCCTTGTATTGGTATGTTTAATTTGTATTTACCACTAACAACAACTTGACCCCAAGAGTTGTGACCAAATAATCTACTTAAATCATATTTACAATCACTTCTTGTTGAATTTGGGTCGACACCTCTAACTAAGAAAATAATTCTTTGATTTAAGAAATTATTATAAACCGTTGTATAATCCAATAAAAGAGGGTTACCATTCACATCAAAATTGGTCCATATACCTTCATTAAATGGTCCATTCTTTTCCCTCTCAATTTGATAAAATCTCATTGAATTAAAAATAAATCTACTTGGTAAGCTGTTTGGTAATGTACTACCTGTTAATGTAGAATATTCACTTAAAGTCATACCTGTAATAACTTGGAAATATTCAATGTCTATAGGGAACCTAGCGTATGTCGCATCATCAACTAATTGTTGACTTTTATAATTAACGGTAACGGTTCCTGATGGGTTTGCGGGATTACTACTAGACACAGTAAATAAATTACCTGAATTATTAATAGTTGTACCTGTTATAGCATTAGAACCGAATAAATTACCCAAAGTATAACCTGTTAAATTAGGGTCTTGACTTAATTTTGGGTCTTGGAATGTAACAATGTTACCCGTTGAAAAAGTGCTAGCGTTTGATGGTTTGGTAATTATAGCAATTACGTTATCATAATGAAAATCTGCTGAGTTATCAACAGTGTTAAAACAAACTCTAATTTGATTAACACCACCTTCAGTATTAAAAAATTTAGCTTTAGTATTAAAAAGATTTAATCTTTCCATTATAGTTAAGCTCGTAGTAAAGGCTACTGTTGTATCCCAAGCGTCGTCAGGTGATTGAGATAATACTTGTAAACCAGAAACTCTTGACGATGGTGTTGGGTTATTTGTATTTACAGGTGAACCAATCATTAAAGATTGATATCCATCTAACTCGGTGTCATAATTAAATGGTAATGTGTTAGGTATTGAATAATAGTTAGGTGAAACAAATGGTGTTAAAACACCTAAAGCACCAGTTTCCGCCGCGGAGCTGTACGCGTCACCTAAACCAAGTTGGTCAGGATTTGATTCAACAGGAACTCCGTCTTGACAATTACAGAATTCACAAGTAGGGTATGATAATACAGGTATTTGTACATTTCTAAAAGCGTTCGTAATATCATCTATTTTATCAAGTATTCCACCTAATTCATCAATTTCAGGACATGCTATGTCAGTCCAAAAAGCTAAAATATCAACAATATTACAAATAAGTATAATTATTAGAAAAACAGTAGAAACCAATATCTTAAGTATTGGATTTAATATTAACATTAAAAGAGCCAATACGTGAAGAACTATTAATAAATTGTATAGAATAGGCCTAAAAACAAACATTACAATATTGAACAACAAATATATAATATCAAATTGTAAGTATCCGTCATTGGTTGGAAATTTATAAGTATCACTTTCACATTCAGAATCTAAGATATCTTTAACACCTATAATTCTATAAGCATCATATCCTTTTCTATATCTTGTAATTAATTGTGAAACCGTATAAACTTTATTGTATTGAAACTCGTAAAATCTATCCTCACAATTAATTGCTTCTTGAATCATTTGTTGTCCAATAGTGGTGCCCGTATCACCGTAATCGTTCCAATCAACACTAAAAGCATACGAATTCTGTGAATCAACATAATTCTGTATTTGTTGTGGTAATAATGGAGGTATTTTTATAGGGTCAACCCTATTACCATTATTAATCGTCCAACCATATTCTTTAATATTAGGAACTAAATAATATCCTCTTTTAACAGGGTCAGCTGTTAAAGATGGTGATTGATTCCATTTAACTTTGAATCTGTATTTTCCTTTCGTAGGTATTCCGACTTCAGGGTCATCAGATAAAACCTGTTCACCAAATTCATTAGTTACTACATAATCCAAATTCATTGGTAAATCAATTAACCAAGTACCGTTTTCATCTATAACCTGACCACCTTGCTCCAAATCAAATTGTTCAAGCAAAGGTCGACCAACGATATCCTTTTGTATTGTTTGTCGTATAGCAAGTATTTCGCCAGGACCTGCAACTAAATCACACAAAGTACCCGCTTTAGGTAGTGATTTACAATTTCTTTTTAGAAAACTATCATCATTACTTGATATTAAAGAACCCATAAAAATAGCGGTAGGTCTAATATCAATATTAGCTTCACCACTTAAATCAAAGTCAGTTCTTGTAATACCTAAATTACATATTTCAGGTTGACCCCATAATGGTTCAACTTCAATAGTCCTATTTATAGTTACAATTTGAGGTAGTTCTCTAAGGTTTGTTGATGACTTAAACTTGGTACCCGACACTTGTTTATCGGTTGCAACCCCCATTCTAATTAAGTCTTGTGGTGATAATGAAAACTCACCAATATCAGATAAGTCCACATCAACCACAATAGTTTGGGAACCAACAGGAACACCAAATATCATATAGTCACCACTATCATTTGTTATTGCGGTATACTTAAAATATTTGTCGTAAACTTGTATTAGTGTAGGATTTGTTAGAACGTCTTCTCTTGTAAAGAAAGTACCTGTTGGTTTATGTCCAGAGTGTTGCTGTTTGTATGGTAATAAATTATATCGATACCCATCTTCATTAACATCACTTAGTGTTTTGTAAGGATATATGTCAGTAACCACAGGATTATCTTCATCAATCGAATCTAAAGGAATAAAAACAGAAACTTTCGCATTTGGTATACCAAATCCGTTATTAACACTAACTCTACCAACAATGACTCCATAGTCAGAGCACATTCTTGTATAAATTTGGCTTTGTAAAATTTTTAGGGAAAGTATTTCAAGATATTCAAACTCTTGGTCAATTAAAATTTTAATTGAGCTGTCAACACCTGGCTTAGTTCTTATTCTGTATGAATTCGACATGATAATCTTTTATGATAAATAGTTTATAACCTATTTTTAAAAGATAAATCATTTTCAGATAAAATAAATTATCAAGAGAAATTAACTGTTTTAAGATTTTTAACCCTAACATTTATATCTTTACCAGGGTATCTAACTTGATATGTTTGATTTGGTTGAGCAAAAATGGTATCGTCAATTAATTCAATTTGTCTTGTTTCATTATTAACATATCTTTGAGATGTTTGTGATGATGAATATTGACCGCCCACTTTATTAAAAAATAACATATCAGATAAAGCAATAACACCATTTTCACTTTGAATTAATCTTCTTAATTCGGATACAAAGACATTTTGACCCATTTGTCTATTCAATGGACTAAAGAATTCTGTTACAATATTAATAATTTGTGAAATTACAGTTCCTTGGTTTTGACTATTATCTAATACAACATCAATAGTAATACCTAAATCTATAACATTTGCAGTTTCAATTGAAATGTAATCATTTATCATTCTATAATTTGATAAATAATTAGCCACATTATTCTTAAGGGTATTTGAAACAATTTCAGTTAGTGAACCAGCTTCATCATAAGATAACATTTGAATCTTTATCTTATTGTTTTCTTCGGTTATAGCAACTTTAGCGGGAGCACCGAATTGAGATGGCATTGTTCTAATTAAAGAATCGTAGTCATTAACAGTTACCGCTCTGTTCTGAGCCGAGAAGTTAAATGAAACCAAGTTTCTAACTTCTTCAGTGGTCGGGAAATTAGCCCCACCAATTGCCGCGGTTACGTTAGTACAACTCAATGACCTAACAACTGTAGTATTAACAGATTCTGAAGGTCCGTTAACAAAAAATGAAACAGTACCAATTTGTGTTATTACATTAACACCTAAATTTGACGCTGTACCACCACCAATTCTATACTGAACAAAAAGTGTTGAGTTGGCTTTTAATACACTACCAAGTGCAAAGTTGTTTGAGTATTTATTTAAATTTAGTGTATACCCGTTTCTTGCAAATTCTCTTAATTGTTCGTCGGCCGATTGACTACCACCACCAAAAGTCATTTTTAAGAATCCTTCGGGTGTATATTCAGTAATGAACTTATCATTAGTCTCAATATATCTACCAACTTTGATACCAGGTGAATCTGAAACTTTTGTAGGGTCTTCAATAAAAACTCTACTTTCAGCCAAGGCTTTAACTTCATACCATCTATTATCTAAACCTAAAAACTCTTGTGTTGTAGGTACATTAGCATATTGTGTACCATCTTTAAGTAGTACACTAGTTACCCCTAATACATTTTTTTCAGGTAAAAATATTTCTAAAAATGGTTTTACATCAACAGGTGTAATAACTCTTTTAAAAACTTTAGTTGTACCATTAACAACAGTTTCTCTTTTAACAATAGTATAATTGATTAATTTATTGTTAGCGTCAAAATTAGGTATTTTTAATCTGTTAGGGAATCCGTCACCACCGATAGGTGATGCAAAGTCAATGTCATAAACAGTTTCAAAAACTTGACCACCACCATTTACTTGTGAACCTCTTCGTAATATACCACAATATCTAATATCTTCTTTATCACCAAAAGCGGGAACCGTAATTGAGAAATCAACTAAAGCGACTGAGGGTCTCATACCAGGAACTTTTAATCCGTATGTTCTAGCGATATTAAAAATAGATGACCTTTGTTGAGCATATTGTAATACAGTTTCCTGAATACTTCTGTCGATATTAAAATGTAAATTATCAGTAACCGCAGCATTTAAATCCATCAATACTGAGAATACCGATGCGTCATTGAAGTTATCAATGGTTTCAGGATAATAAGTTCTTGTAAAATTTATTAACTCAGTTCTAATGGATTGGAAATCCCTAGTGGTGTACGATATTTTTTTATTGGCCATATACTATTAAATATTTAATATTATAAAATCTGAAGATTCTAAAGCGGTGTCGGTTATTGTATAGTCAATTTTAACTTTGGCTGTGTGTTCCATTGTACCAATACCAGGAACTCTATAAACACGAGTATCATTATTACTAATATAAGTTCCTTTATCTTCTTCACCATCTGACGCTGCAGTAACACTTATGTTGGTTATTGTTATACCTGGCATATAAGTTTCAACCGCCTGTCTTATTTCTGCAGAAATCTCAGAAAAAGTAGGACCATCTAACGGTTCAAATATATATTCATATAATCTTGTTCCAAAATCAGGTAAAAAATATCTGCTACCTTTTCTAGTTAAAATCAAATGAATTAAATCGGTTCTGATTTCTTCGTCATTAAAATCCGATAAATCAAAATAATTTCCAGTGAAAGAATCTCTAAACGGAAAATTAATACCGTATGTTTTACCATCTGCCATAATAATAAATATATGTTTGGAATGTTTCTTATAAATACTGATAAAATAAAAATCCCGACTTTTGTCGGGATTGTTTAATTATTTGTTAAGAAGAACACCCAAAACACTCAAATTCAGAATCCGCTGGTTTTTTTGTTAGATTTACTTTAGGTGGTTCAGGTGCAACTTTTGGTTTTTCTATTTTTGAAATATCAACCGCTAAGTGTTTAGCCCCTGTTGAAATTGCCTTAGTCCTAACATAATAACACATAGTCTTTAACCCATTTTTCCAAGAATGGAAGTGTGATGATGTGATTTTTGAAAGTGTTGGATTAGCCATATAAATGTTCATTGATTGGGTTTGGTCAATAAATGGTGCTCTGTCCGCTGCCATGTCAATCAATTCTCTTTGTGAGATTTCCCAAATAGTTTTATACTTTAAAATTAAATGTTCAATTCTTTTAACTTTTTTATTGTAATTTTTGTCCTCAGGGTCAAGGTAATTATTGAAGTTAA